TTATAATTCTACTTCAGTTCCTTCTAGGAAAATCACGATAATTTGTCCGACTTCTGAAATACTGATGTGATCTAAAACTTTGTTCATGATAGTTCCATCAAATTTCTCTAAATCTAGTAACTGATACATTTGTTTGGCATAGTGCTTATGCAGCAGATTAGTTCCCTTTTCTAACTTTTGCCACTTAACCACCACATCTGCTCTATGTTCCTGAAGCAATTCCACTGCCTTCATGAAGGCTTTCTCAAGCATTTCTTCATCAATATGGTTGTTCTGGCAACCAATCTGTCCCTTGACCTTGTAGCGGTTGTTACACTGCCAAACCTTGCGTTTACCTCGACTGGTCGTCCAGTTCTTTCGTCCAAAGGCAGAACCACACTCGGCACAGAAGACCTTAGTGGTAAAAGGATTGTCGTCACTTTGCATGATATAGGTTTTCAGCTTGTGCTTTTCTCTGAAGTCTTTTCGCCTTGCCAATTCTTCTTGAACAGTGTCCCACATTTCTGTATCAATAATGGCTTCATGATTATTGGTCACATAGTATTGATTGACCTGCCCATCATTCTCTGTTCGCTTTTTTGTAAGGAAATCCACCGTGTAGGTTTTCTGAAGTAAGGCATCACCTTTGTACTTCTCATTCTGAAGCATTTTGAGAATACTGCTAGGATACCAGTTGGCTTTTCCTGACCATCCCTTGATACCGTTAGTGTTAAGTTCCTTGGCAATGCTTTCTGGACTGTAGCCTTTTAGGAACTGTTGATAGATATGTTTAACTACCTCTGCTTGCTCTGGATTAATGACTAGCTTACCATTCTCATCTTTATCATACCCCATGAACTTGGTGGTATTGACACGAACCTCTCCACGTTCAAACTTCTTACGAATGCCCCATGTCGCATTCTCTGAAATGGAGCGTGATTCATCTTGGGCAAGAGAAGAAAGAATCGTGAGTAATACCTCACCTTTAGAGTCAAGGCTATCAATATTCTCCTTTTCAAAAGTGACACCAATCCCCAATTCTTTCAGCTCACGGACATACTTGATACAATCCAAGGTGTTTCTGGCAAAACGACTAATGGACTTAACTAAAATCCTATCCACCTTACCTGCTCTACAATCCTGTATCAGTCGGTTAAAGGCTTCTCGTTTTTTGGTATTGGTTGCAGAAATGCCTTCGTCCGCATAGATGTCCACAAGCTCATAATCTTCATGTTTTAAGATGTAATCACGATAGTAAGATACTTGGTTCTCATAGCTTGATAGCTGTTCGTCTTGGTCGGTGGACACCCGACAATAGGCTGCCACTCTTATTTTGGTTGCTTGCTGATGGGTGACCGTCAGCTGCACTTTCTTGGCTGGAATAACTGTAATGTTTTTGCCCATATTCGTTCCTTTCTATCACTGTTACAGGTGTCCTAAGTTTCCACTCTTCAATAGCTTTCTCAGGCACGCGCATGCCTCGGCAGGAAGCCTTACCTTCTTTAATATACTTGGAACAACACCAAACTATTTGTTTCTTGTAGGTAACCTGGCGTTTGAGGGTTGACCCACAATACTCGCATTTAAGCATACTCGTAAATCGATAGTGCTTATTGACTCCCTGTTTCCAAGTTTTGCTTGCAAGCTTATCTTGGACAGCCTGCCAGACTTCTTTTGAAACAATTGGCTCATGGTTATCTTCAATCAAATATTGCTCTACCTGACCTTGGTTTAATCTCTTAGGCCAATTGATACCAACATGAAAATATTTTTGAAGAAGGACAGTTCCTTTGTACTTTTCATTCTTTAGGATATTTCGAACAGTTGTATCATGCCATTTAGCATCTGTCACCGTAGGCACATTCTCTTGATTTAAAAGTTTAGCTATTCGATGCATCCCCATACCATCAAGATAAAGTTGGAAAATCCGTCTCACAATCTGTGCTTCTGCTTCATTGATGACCAACTCTCCTTTATCGTCCACATCATAACCCATGAATCGCTTGGTGTTGATGACCATCTCCCCACGTTGAAACTTTCTCTGAAAGGCCCACCGCTGGTTGTCACTCATGCTTTGCAACTCTTCCTCTGCCAAACTGGCAAGAACTGAAAGCATGCCCTCTCCTTCATTGGATAAGGTATTGATGTTCTGCTCTTCAAAATAGATACCAACACCTAGGGCTTTCAACTCACGACTGACTTCAAGTACCGTCATGGTATTCCTCGCAAACCGTGAAATGGACTTGGTATGTATCAAATCAATCTGACCTTGCCTACAAGCTTCAAGCATAGCTTGAAAACTCGGTCGTTTCTCCTTAGACCCAGAAATCCCCTTATCGTAATAGACTCCGAGAAAATCGACGTCCTCCCGATTGACATAGAATGTTTCAAAATAAGCCTTCTGGTTTTCAAGGGAATCAAGCTGACTACTATTTGTTGTTGACACCCTAGTATAAGCACAGACACGTTGTTTTTTACGATTACTTTTTGTCTTAATTAACCTTACTGCCATTCAGGCTCCTTCCTATAACTTTTGTACACCATATATCACTCTAAAGGGAAGATAAGTCAAGCTTTTCGCAAACCTACTCCCTCCATATTACTAAGTAAATTTGGAAACAAATTTTCCGCAGTTTTTGAAAAAAGCAAAAAGAAAAAGCGTGGCTATTTCAACACGCTGAGATACAAGTATGTTATAATGAACTTATAAAAAGGAGCTGGACGGCAATCCACCCCCCAATGTAGGACCGTTAAAAAGACGGTGACTCGTTTAATTAGACTATAACTCGTCCAACAACTCGGTCAAAAGTGGGGACGGGTTATTTCTTTTTGTCGTCATCTTTGAAGATTTTATAGCACAAGCCAATCAAAGCAACGGTAAAACTACCAAAACCAATGATGATTTGCACGACTTCAAAAGCGGTCAAAAGAAAGCTCCCTCCTTTCCATCAGATTTTGATGAATTGCCCATAGGCATCACCTCTCTCTTTCAGGATTTAGGAACCACCGTCTTCACTTTTCTACACTTAATAGTATACCATTAAAGCTGCCTATTGTGTAGCTTATTTTAGTTTCAACTTCTGTCCAACTGAGATCAGACTTGGATTGATGATGCTGTTAAGTCGCACCAATTCACTGACACTGGTCTTAAACTTCCGTGCAATACCATAAAGGGTATCACCCTTTTGAACCGTATAAGTCTGTTCACTATGTCCGTTCGTTGTGCCTTTGACATCTTGTTCCAAGACCCATGAGTTAATTCCCTCAAGCAGGTAGGCTTTCTTACTATTGGATTGATTAACATCCTTCACACGAATAACCTTGAAAGTTTTGCCTTTAACCCATGACGAAATCGCTTGACCTGTCTGGTAATGCGTCGCATGTTGTTGAACAGTAACAGGGTCACCAACATGATAGGAAGTAACCCTTGATTGAGGAGTATTGGGACTGGGTGAAATTACTTGAGCTTGCCCAGTGATGGCTTGTACAAATTCACGAGCCATACTGTCTTTATTGGCTTCATAGATGCCCACATCACTATTATTATCGATGAAGGCAATCTCCACCAATCGATAATTGTATCCTCGACTTGCTGAGACATTGGCATTGTAGAGCCAGTTCACTTGTTTAAAACCACGATTCGTAAAACGCTTGGCTAGAATAGCTAGCAGTTTTTGGTCTAAACTATCAGCTGTGTAGCCTGAATAAATCAGAATTTCACTTCCTCTCGCTTGTCCATTAAAAGCGTTGAAATGAAGTTCCGTAATCGACTCATAGCCATTTCCCAAACTACCAATACTGCGGTAGTTATAGACATTATGGTCAGTGATGTAATCAATCCGATTCCCAGAATACTTCTTCATCAGATTCGCAAACTCACGAACCTTTCCTGCTTCAGTAATACCTAAACTAGGATTCGTTGCTCCAGGATCATAACCTGTTTGTCCTTGTCCATGTCCGCAGATAACTAAATGTTTACTCATAGTCGTTTCTCCTTTTTTGTTTAAAATACGGTCATCCCAAGTGTTGAGATGATGTGCTTCAATAAGTGTAATCAATTTTGACCCATAGTTAGGATCTGTCGCATAACCTGACGCTTGTAAAGCGAGACAGGTTTTTTTATAGTCTTCTTCACCGAGCACGTTTTGGTAATGGCTACGTCGCCATGCTGTTTCTGAAAAGAACAACGCATGATCTTTAATGGATTCCTCCCATGAGTCATACTTTCTAAAGGTAGCCTCAACCGTGACGAATTTCCCATCAATGTATTCTTGAGTTGGAAGGTCAACACGTTTTCCCTTCCAATCAGAACTAGCTTTGATTCCAAAGAGATTATGATTAGGGTATTGTGCTAACAAAGACTCTCCCCAACCACTCTCTAAGATAGCTTGTGCTGCTGACACGGAAGGAAGAATACCATGCTCCCAAGATGCTAAACAACCGTCTTTAATCTTTGATAAAAAAGTCATCCTAATCTCCTTGTTTCAATTGTTTCAGCACATCTTTCAACTTCTCAGGAACTGGTAGTCCAATCCTAGCCGCATTCTCAATGATGGACAAGCCTTCATTTGAGAGATAGTAAAAGATGATGGCAGTACGAACCATGCCCCCTTGTTTCAAGACATGCTCATCAATGATTTGTCCTACTGCTACCAAAAATAAAAGGACAATTTTTTTGAAGATGCCCTTAAACCCAATATTGCTAGCTAATTTCTTCTCAACGGCTGCTGCCATGAGACCTGTGATGTAATCGATGGAAATAAAAACCATCAATGCAAAGAGAAAGCCATCGACTTCTCCAAAGATTGATCCGATAAGTCCTCCAATCGCTGAGAAGAGGACTTTATTTGTTGCCAGTAATTCTTTCATAATGACACTTTCCTTTCTTATGCTGCCCTACGCCAACGGTAAACCGTGACGTAAGGTTGTAAGTTATTGTGTGGCTTACCGCCACCAGTATTTCCTGTGTTATTTCCTTGCGGATAAATCGTAGAGCTGCCATCTGAAGAGTAGTCACGACGAACAGCTCCTGAACCATTGTTAGCCGTCACATACTGAGCGTGTGAGTGAGATGGCATTTCATCAATGGTCAAGGTATGTGTCTTACTACCACCTGACTGATTGACGCTATTAAACTCACTTTCATTCTCAGACACACCAACCAAGATCCGACCGTTGCCAAACCGCTCCCAAGTGCCTCCCATAAATGTTGAGGGATTAGAGCTTGAAGTTGACTCGTAAATAACACCCACTGGATAGAAAATATCAAGAAGTTTCTTATTCTTCATATAAATGTCCCCGTCAAAATAAGCAGGTAAGCTCCCATCCACATCGAGCACGCCTCTTGTCCAGGCTTTCCCTATCCCCATACCAGATGAACTTAAGCCGTAGACAACTTTTTCTGGACCAATGGTAAATTCAAAGGTCGTGGAGTAAAAGAGATCTTCTAGCCTTCCAATAATGGTGTAGGATTTGGTGGTATCATAGGTGCCACCTAAAATAGCTTGGAAATCGGTCTTTGTGTGTTCCGTAGTTGACGTCCAGTTGGCGGCACCACCAGCGTTTGTGACCTTCTGACCGCTTGCTAAATCGACTACTTCCCATGTCAAGGCCGCCTTGTTCTTTTGGACACTATTGATGGTTAAAGGGGCAATCTTAAGCTTTCGTATGACCGTCACCTGATTCATACTAGAACCAGCTCGAACCGCTGAGAATGAAAAGATAGGCTTGAAATACTCTAATAGGGTTATCTCCACTTCTTTTCGAGCACTTTGTCGCCCTCTCGAATCGGTCACATAGGCAGAGACCTTAGCTCGACCAATCCAGTTTATTCCACCCAATAGTCCGTTATTACTACTAGTGACATTTTGAAGTTGAACCCACTGATTGTTCTCAAACTTAAAGACCTCTGCGCGAAAACCCGTCGAAGGAATCGTCGATCCGTAAATACCCGCTCCTTGATTGAAGGTCACTTTAGGATTGGACACCAACTGGGCAAAACTGGTGCCAGTTAAAATCGTTTTTGCAGTGGCATGGGATTCTGAAATAGAAATACTGCCCAAGGTTGGAACAACTGACGTCGGTAGGTTGAGGGTAATGGGAATTGTCATAGAACCTATTGTCTTACCACCATAGATAGTGGCCAGCGTTAAATGCCCATTACCTGAGGTGCTATTTGGTATTTGAGTTGCTAGTTGAGAAATCGAAGGCATCCACGTTACAGAGGTCGCAATGCCTGTTCCAATCGTGCCGCTTAGACTGCCAAAATGCCAGGTCATGTTATGGGTAAAATCACTACTGGCACGTTTAATCGTTATGGTTACGGCTTGTCCCATCATATTCCCAGAAACTGTAGCACTCGATGACCGTGGGATATCACTTAAGCGTAGCGTTTGTGACCCTGTATTTAAGGTGCCAGGTGACCAACCACCAGATCCTGAGAAGGTCGCAGAAAAACTGATGGTTTTTGACCCATTAGAATCATGCGGCACAGTAATGGTCTTATCAATCAAGTGAAGGGAACTATGAGCCGTGTACATATCTGGTCGCCCTGACCAAGAAAGTGTCTGCCCATTGATAGTCACACTTGCCCTACAGTCATACATCCCAAAGGTCGTATAACCATTCTTTAGCCAGAGTTGGACTCGAACAGTAGATGTGTTATTAGCGGTCGAAGTGCCTGTTTCTTCCACTCGCAAAAGTAGGGTATAGCCCCTATCATTATTTGAACCATAATCTGCCATAAAGTCTCCTTTCTACTTGGCATCAATAAAACGACAAACCAAATGCTTAGCATTATGCCTTGCGGCTTCTAGTCGATAATAACCAACCTGTAAGGTCTCCACAAATACCCCATGATGAATCTTAATGACACCAGCTGTCACCGTCATGACGGCATTACCAGCTGACTTAATCATCATCCCTTGTGGGGTTAATTCGATAACCTCAGAGTTATCCTTCTTACCAATAATGACCCCATTATCACCAGCTCTCAGATAAGTATTCACAAAGTTAAGCAAGAGACTGTTGGCTTTAAGATCGGCTTCAATCGCTGCGATACGAGCTGTATTATCAATAAAGTCTTGATTAAATTGCGCAAGGACGGCTTCATTATTTTTCTCAAATTCTTTATAAGACTTGAGCCAATCGGCCACTTCTTTTGCCAACGCTCTTGCTTCAAGATCCACTCGGAGAGATTCTGTTTTTTCAGTTAGAAGGTCTAATTGCTGCTTCATGAAGCCATTATCTGCCTTGGCATCAATCTGGGCGATAAGATCATTCAAAGATGGTCCTGGAGCTGAAGCAACGTTGCCATCTTCTAGTTGAACATTTCGAAGATAAACCACATCTCCCACCACCCATGTTCCTGACTTCAGGTAAAAGACATAGGAATGATTCTGGGCACTAGTAACTTTCCAAGACACCGAATACCGCTGCCAGCTAGAACTAACTTGAACAACCTTAGTACCGCTCAGTTCATTTCCGATGGTAAGACTAACCGTCTTGCTTGCCTTGAGATCAATACTAAACGTCATGTTAGCACCAACTCGACTTCGTAAATCATGGAAGTTCCGATGAAAGCCGCCAGTACCTGCTTTGGTACAGGTCATCTTCACAGTCACGCCACTAACTGAACTCGTATCTTCAATTACCTCCTTCTTCCACTCAGAGGTAACAGATGAAAAAGTCATCGCTTTCATGGCATAATCGTCAATGTAATTGCGCCCACCGAGTTCTGTTCCTTCAAAAAAGGACGACCAGGTATAGTCACTAGGATTGGTTGAAGGCGTTGCGCTCTCCCTATTAACTGCTAGTCCGAGGTAACGTTTGCCCGTTGAGACGGCAGAAATCCCATCTCCCTTGTCACTATCTGCGTACATGCGCCAAGTGTATAGGGTCTTTCCATCCTTACCAGCCTTTCCATCCACACCCTTGTCCCCATAAGCACCGATGACAACAGGCGTTGTGACTGTCGTTGAGCCATTGGTGAACGTGGTTTTTTCATAATTCCACAAATACTTAAGGGTTGAAGTTAGAGAAGGAATCGTTTTACTCCAACCAGTGCTTGTTGTCGTAAGACCAGTCTTTTGTGCAGAAACTAAGTAATACTGCTCCCTTGATTGAATACCGACCCCATCTGCTCCAGCATCACCCTTTGGTCCAGGAGTTAAAGAGATGGTTTTAAGATCAGCTTGTGTCACTATACTTTCCCCTCTCACCTTTAAGAGTGGCGTATCAATGGAAAGATTCCCATCCCTATCCAAACTAAAGACTGGGGTATGTTGACCTGGAATAACGACCCTGTCTGCCTCGACCTCTAAACTCTTCACATACTCTGATAGAATCTGTTGGGAGACAAGCCTTGTCATCCATGCTGAACTAGAGACGGTCAACTCATCAATCGTAGCTTTTTGAAGGGCTGCGACTCGTGCTTCAAGGGCATCCGTTGCCAGATAATCAAGGGCAGCTTTCTTCCCAGAACGCTCGCCTTCTGCTTCGGCCTTAGCGATACCATCTTCAACTTCTGTTTGAAGACGCTCAAAGTGCCTATCAAAGACCTTGTTAAAATTAGCTCGCTCCTTAGACGCACGGTGTTCTGTAACCGACTGATGGACATCAAGAATGGTCTTAGCCGCACTGGTTAGCGAATGGGGCCCAGATGATCCAGAGGTTGTAAAGCTAACCTCATCATCAAAGGTCACCGAAAGATACACTTCTTCTAGAGCGTCAAAGGTATAACCAACTGCCTTTTTCTTAACATCTACCTTGTGCTTTTGACTTTTAAGAGTGACTGTATCTCCAAGATGGACTTCTTGACCATCAAGCTGATAAGCTTCAACGGTTATCTGTCTAGAGATGTGATCGATGTGCTCATGTGTGAACTTAGCCATCACCCATTGGCGTAATTCTTCCTCTGTCTGAAGCGTGTTATTCTCATACCGTGCTTCATAGATATAAGGGTATTGGTTAATGAGGGGACTTTCCACAACGACAGAAAGAACGGTAGCCTCATCACTACCTTCTATCTGAAAGGTTGAGGTCGCATAGATGCGCGTAATGACCTTCTCAGAATCACCCTTATCCTCAAAAGCTTTCAGATTGTGATGGCTTGTGAGAATAACTCCCTTATCGTTGCCACGGTGTTTCTTAACTATCAGCTGAAAGTTATCACGAACGAGCTCACCTTCCCAGGTTCCAAGGATGGAATGTTTACCATCCATTAGAGCTTGATAAAGTGTCAAGTCTTCGTCAGACACATAGGTATGACGCTCCGTCACATCACTGTCAAAGCTAAAAAGTCCTAAATCAGATGGACAAACCTCAACCATCCTCATAAGGGCTGATTGGCAGGTGGTATTAGTCGCAGAAAAGGGCTTAATTTGACGTTTCATCACATCATCAGAAATGTGAGAGCACTCAAGCTCTACCGTATCGTCTTGAATTTTTGCCTGCTTAACACGAAAGAGCTGTTTTCCTAAATCTGGAGTTGGACACAAAATCAATTCATCTGTTCTAAGGGTTTCATGAACACCTGAATCTGTAATGGGATAAGTTAAGCGAAGCTGAAAGGTGCCATTCAACTTTTCTTCTACCGTCGCACTTACTGCTTCAAAGAGGGGCTGGCCGTTCCACTTCGCTGTCCTTGTTTGACCATCAAGTAAGTAAAGCATCACACCCACCCCCAATTCGTTTCAAAAGTAAGCGATAAGATCCCACTGCCTAAAATCACTCCGACAGATTGTGTTGGATGACTAGCATCAATCGTGATGAAGTCCCCAGACCACTTGACAGCTTTCCCTGATAGGGTCTTAAAACTAGGACGGTCTGGGTGATTCACCATAACAAGAGGCTCTGTAAATTTCTCAATCCGTATCACCTGGTCACCTACTGTAAACGAAGTCTCTGATACGGATTGACCAGTTATGGTAATGCTAGGAAAGGCAAGGGCAGAGCCTTGTGTTTTTAACACACCATTGGCACTCAAAACTTGCCTATCCCCACTCTTAAAAAAGCGAGTGGGGTGACAGATAAAGGTCACATCAATCACATACACATCATGGTCATCCTGTTTGATGTCAAAGCTATCCGTTCGGTAACACCAGAGCCTAGTGAGCTTAAGGCGTTCGCTTTCTAGCCAAAATCCTTCCTGCATGAGATAAGCCGAGAACTCATTGACCTCTTTCTCACTCGCACCAATCAGATACAAGCGGTAAGATTTCTCAATCACTTCACGATGCTTATTGGTTTGAACAATCGCCCCACTCAACCCACGATGGTCTAGGAGTTGCGTTTTAGACCGTGGCACTTGAATACTCGGTCTATCTTCCACAAGAACTTTAAAAGGAAAAGACGAGGTGCCTTTTCCATTCAGTACTAATTCATTATGTTTAATCACACTGTTCCTCCTCTCAGTAAGGCTTGTCGTGCCATTTCATCAGCTAATCGACCAGCTACATAATCGGCTAGTTTTTTCATATCCGCTTCTTCACGAATCACAACATCTGTGATATTGACCGTTATGGTTGTTCCCTTGCTAGGCATGGTGGCTGCGATGCTGCGTCCGATACTGCCAAGAGTTTGGTTATTAAGAGGTAGAACTGCTTCACGTCCTGCTTCTCCTCCAACCATCAAGCTGTTCCCTGTCATACCAAATGCCGTTGGTTTAGTCAGAATCCCACCCTTGGCGTACCACTGAATGGAAATCTTAGGTAAGCCACCTTTTAACCAATCAAGGGGATTGGCAGAACCTGACACACTAAAGTGCGGAAGAGGAATATGTGGCCACTTAATCTTGAAGTTAAAGAGATTCTTAATGGCATTGATGGCTGAAGAGACCGCATTTTTTGCCCCATTGATGGCATTTGTAATGGTCGATTTGACCCCATTCCAGACAGAGGACACTGTGTTTGAAATACCACTTAGGACACCTGAGATAGTAGCCTTCATTCCGTTCCAAACGGAAGATACCGTTGAGCCAATACTAGATAGAATGGAACTAATCGTGGACTTAATGCTATTCCAGACATTACTAACGACAGATTTGATACTATTTAGTAAGTTTGTCATGGTGCCTTTAATGCCATTCCAGGAATTGGAAATGAACTGAGCAATGGCACTTAGAACAATCGAAATCAGTGACTTGATGGCTTCCCAAACTGTAGAGACGACCTGCTTGATGGTTTCCCAGGCACCTGACCAATCACCCGTGATAATCTGCATAACTGCCTTGATAATACCTAAGACAACATTGATAGCTGTTTCAACGACCACTTTAATGATGTCCCAAGCTGTCGTGATAATCAGTTTGATATTCTCCCAACTGGCTTGAAGGTAAGGTCCAAGAATGGTCATGATGGTTTGAATGACTGTTGAAATAGCTGTCCACACAGTGTTTGCGGCATTAAGAATTAGCTGTTGGTTCTCTGTCCACCAAGTAGTCAAGGTTCCCCATATCGACATGACAAAGCTTGATATCTGTTGGATAATGACAGATAAAAAGGCATAGATGGCGTTCCAGATTTCTGTCACAGCTGTTCTAAACCCTTCGTGATGTTGCCAGAGTTGTTGAATCCCAACAACCAGTAAGGCAACAACGGCAATAACACCAAGAATAATCCCTACAATTGGAGCTGCTGCAGTTATCATCCCCATGATGGTAGTTCCCATTGCCATAGCAGCTGCTTGCAGGGCAATGAAAATCGGGAGGACTAAGCCAAGGGCTGCAACCAAACTTCCGACAATGACAATAAACTGCTTGACTGGCTCTGAAAGACCAGAGAACCATGTGGCAACAGCTTGAAGTAAACTCGCTAATATTTCCAAGATAGGAGCTAGGGTTGCAGCAATAGCGTCTCCCATTTCAGCCATCGCTAACTTCGCCGTGTTTTGAGCAGTTGTAAACTGATCAATAGGATCAAGCGTCCCCTCATAGGTCTGAGTGACAATCCCAGCTGCTTTATCAGCTGTTCCTGCTAAATCTTCAAAAGATAAAGCCCCACGCTTGATGGCATCAACCATACGTGGAGCTGCTTTACTACCAAAGATTTCTGAGGCTAGAGAAAGAGCCTCTGTTTCACTCGTTGAGGTTTTAATTTGTTCAATGGTTCCAGCAAGTCCTTCTTGAAGCGTTAACCCATCACCCGCATACTTAACAGCTGCCTTTGAGAGTGACGAAAGTGCTGCAGAAGAATCAATCCCTGCTTTTTCAAACTGCCCCATCAAGGTGACGCCCTCATCAAAAGAAAGGCCAAGGGCTTTAATTTGTGGTGCTCCAGCTACTGCCTTGTCCATCAACTCTTGGACACCGACACCAGTTGACTGACTGGTATAAGTAACCGTGTCTAAGACACTTGATAAATCAGTCGCTTCAAGTCCATAGGCCTCAATCGCTTGTTTGGCTGAAATGGCTGAACTCGTCACATCACTCCCATTGATCTCTGAGAATTGAATTAACTGGGTAGAGGCTGATTTAAGGGCATCTCCTGTTAACCCAAATTGCGTATTTAACTCCCCTACGGCACTTCCTGCCGTATTAAAATCTGTTGGCAGTTCAGTGGCTAGGGTTTTGGCGATGTCTGTCATCTCTTCAAGGGCAGAACCAGTTGCCCCAGTTTTCGTGACAATGATATCCATGCCCTCATCAACTTCAAGAAATGCGTCAAGCGATTGTTGACCGAAGTCAATCAACTTCTGCGACAACTCTCCCAGTTGGTCACCAAACTCCATGAGAAGATCAGCCTTTAAGAGACTATTTGTTTCTTCCAAAGAAGCTTTGGAACTCGCAGAGCTAGATGCCAACTCCTCCATCTCATTTTGGAGATTGTTGTAAGCTGTCTTGGTCTCATTAAGTGTTTTCTCAAGCTTGTTAGCTTCAACTGAATTCTCCCCATATTCACTCTTCGTCAAAGAGAGCTGTTGTTCCAGATTATGTATCTGTTTCTCAAGGATTTCTGAATGAGAAGCAACCTTTTGTTGAGCAAGTGCTAACTTATCGGCCTCACTTGCGGTAGTTGCTAATGCTGATTCTTGTAGCTTAAAGGAACTTTGGAGTTTTTCACTTTCTGACACCAACTGTGCCTGCTCATTTTGGAGACGATTAAGTTTGGACTGATTGGTTTCAACCTGCGCTCCGTTTTCTGAGAGAGCTCTGTTAACACTTTCTAGCTTTGATTCATAGCCCTTTAAGACTGTTTGAGTACTCTCCACCTCACGTTGGAAGGCACGGTATTGGTCTGCACCGATGTTACCGGCCTTGAACTGAGCCTCGACTTGGGCTTGAGCTTGACGAAGCGTGGCGAGTTTCTCTTTAGTCGTCTCAACTTGTTTGGCTAAGACTTCCTGCTTCTGGGTCAAAAGAGTGACATTGCCAGTGTCAAACTTGAGTGCCTTGTCAATCTGACGCAGTTCTTTGGTGGCTTCAGAAGCCTGTTTATTCAAACCCTTTAAGGCAGTTTGTAAGGGCTGGGTATCGCCACCAATCTCAATGGTAATCCCCTTAATGTTTCCTGCCATCGTCACACCTCCCTCCATCAAGATACTAAGGGCGTCAAAAGCAAAGTAAAAATAGGAGATGGAAGAATGGTGCTTGCACTAAAGTCCATCTCTCTTTTTTACACAGCTTTTAGCCCGTGTTCAGTTCCTATCAAAAATTGTCAAGGTCTGCTTGGGTTGCTCTGCGAACTCCAGTCTCATCTCGACTTCTTAGCTCCACATAATCCGTCTGATAGTCAAGTGCCATGCCAATTGTGATATGCTTTAAATCGTCAATGGAAAGGCCAGTCTCCTTACAACAAGAGAGGTAGCTTTCTACCGTGAAGACTTCCTCGCTCGCTGTTTCGGAAGTTTCTGCTTTTTTCTGGTTGTCATCCCTTGGTTAAGCATGGACATTAAGACGGGGCCAACTTCCTGAAGAGGGAATTCCTCCATCGACATAAAGAAATCCTCGAAGGGCTTGATTCGAGGATTGGCTGACTTGGCAAAGACCCAAAAGAGACGGTGGAAAAAGGTCATGTCGAAGTCAGATAAAATAGAAAAGTCAATCTGACTAGCCTTTAACTCTTCCCCTTCTTCCAATTGCTCAAGCTGAGCCATGATGGATTCCGCACTCAACATGTTAAAGAGGTCTTGGAAATAATCTTTTCCGAATTGCTCTTTATAAGCAATCGGTGTATAGGCGTTAGTGGCCAGGGGATATGTTTTTCCACTAATCGTGATATTTTGTCGCATGTTCTCCTCCTTTAAGCAGCTGGTTCAAAGACCGACTTAAACCAGTTCTCACGAATCTCATCACTGGTTTCTTCCGTTGTTCTGCGTCTCACCACCTTATCAAGTGGTCGTGGGCTTGCCGTAAAGGTCAACTCTACCTCATTGATATCAGACCCAGACTTGGTTTTTGAGCCAACAGTTGGGCGAGACGCATAACAGTAATAAAGCACATGAAGCGTCTCTTTTTTGTCCCCTTCAAATCGGAACATGAGAGCGAAGTTCTTTTTCTTGCTACTGGCAATCTCTGAAATGGTATTGGTGGTCGCATCCAATTTCTCACCTAGAACACGAGTCAGAAACTCCTGTGATAAGAGGGCAACTTTCAGTGTTCCCTCATAGCCGTCATTAGATTCAGTCGTGTAAAAGTTGATGTTGTCTGCCTTGTAAGACCCCTTGTCTCCAGTGGGTTCAAGGGTTAGTTCTGCAGCACCACGAAGTCGCTCGACAGTGCCATAAGTCAAAGCCCCGTCAGCTCCCTCACTGGTGACTTCTGCCCAGTGGACATCTTGTAGGCCAAAGGTGACCTTGTTTTTTTCTGCCATGGTTATCCTCCTAATAGTGTGATGGAATAAATGGTTTGGTAGAGTTTCTCACTAGTGATGTAAGTCTCTACCTTGTCAAAATAAAGACGGTGGGCATCAAGGACTGATTCCACCGTTTTTTCTGTTGCTAAATCTTTCTTAGTCGTGTAAAGCTCAATCTGTACGTTGATAGCTTTGTGATAAGCCCAGTTGTCTGCCCCAAGATTGTCTGAATCCGTAACCAGATAAACCATAAAAGGCGGACTTGGACTGTGCCCTTCCTCAAAATGGTGATAGGCTACTGGGAGTTTGGTCTTTTTTAGAACAGGAAAAAGCTCTTCAAATCTCATAAGCCACCTCACAGTTTCTGTCGCAATTTGTCTTCAAACGACTGAATCGCCTTTTTCTCGACAGGAGCGATGTGCTTTCGCCCTTCAACCCGACCACCATTTTGTTTAGCATGCCCATATTCAAGGAGGTGCGTCAGTCCTGGTGTTCGGTTGTGAATGGTTTTCGTCAGAGCGGTATTGGTGTCAGTGGTTGCCTTGCTTTTCCAGCCCTTGGCATACTTCCCACGACGTTTTGGGGAAGTAACGGTTAAGGTATCAACGGCATCGTCTGTCACTTCCTCAACCACCTCACGCATGGTCTCTATGGTCTCTTTGGCATAAGTCGTTAGCTCCTTTTCGATGACAGAAGTTAAATCATCAAGTCCAATCTTAGTCATAAAGCTCCTCCTTAGTCGCAACGATGTAAATCAAGCTTCGGGCCACAGTATCACCATCAATGGACTCGATAGCGTAAAACTGGTCACGGAAGTAAATCCGAGTCGTTAAAGAATTAAGGGCAAGAACCTTCTTGTCATATCGAAGCGTAAACTGTACCTTGTTGTGAATGAGCTTGGTAGCACTCCCATCACTCTCTGTTAAAGCAAGAGGACGACAAGAACACCAACGCATAAAAAGGTCATCCCAAATGGCTGACTCGTTCCCGATATCGTCCTGCTTGAGTCGCTTTTCTTGAAAGACCAGCTGTTCTCTTAGAGGCGCAATCTTCATCAGAACACATCCTTCCTGTCAGCTAAAAGCAAATGGTAGAGAGTTTCCTTTAACTCTTTGTGATTGGCTTCTTCACGGTGTTCATAAAGATAGGCAACCCCATAGAGGATTGCCGTCTTTAGAACTTCTGAAGTGGAGTCCTCACGAAGAATATCTCCACAGAGCTGTTGGCTAGTTGCCATTAACTGCTGGATAAGAAAATCCTCCTCGTCATTTTCCACCTTCAGATAAAGCTTGACTTCTTCTAACGTCATCATGCCGTTTTACCTTTGATGGTCAAAGTCTTCACCGCTTCTGGTAGAACGAGTTTCCCATCCACACGCTGGCTGGCAAGAAAACCAATCTGACCATTGTTAGCGTAAAGCTCATTGAGACGTTTGAAGGTACGCCCTTGACGGTCCGCAATCCAGTAGTAAGAGAAATCACCAAAAGCAATAGCTTTGTTTCCTGCTTCTGGAAGTGGCGCAAAGGTTGACGTGTAGTAAGGACGGTTTAGAATCAAATCGGGTTGACCTGCCTGTGTAGACGGTTGCCAGATGTAATTGCCATTATTGTCCTTAAGCTTGCGGATAGCTTTTACCGTAGTGTCATGTAAAATCCAGACCGCATTCTTACGGTAAGGAGCTGGAAGTGAGTGATAAAGCTCAATCATGTCATCAAAGGTGATGTCTTTGGTTGTGGTCGTTGGTCCTTCTACGTCTGCTTGCGTAAAGATACCAGTTGGTTTTTTAGAACCATCACCTACCAAGAAAGATTTTTCTTCTTCTGTACCAATACGACGTGCGAACTCAGAAGTCATATAAGACTCAAGGTCAAAGACAGAGTCATTGAGCAATTCTTCAGAGATACGGATTGCTGTCCCAATCTTATGCGAATCAAGCGTCACTTGACCAAAAGTCTCATCCGTCTCTGGATAGAGTCCATTCTCGTCCATCCAAGAGGCTGAACCGTGACCAGTTACAACTGGAATTTTACGCTCACCACTAGAGGTTTTAATAACAGTCGCGAGACTACGGAAAAAGTTTTCTTCCTGAAGACCTTGAACCAATTTCTTTTCGTACTCATCAGGGACAAGATGTCCGCCTTCTGTATCTTCACCGACACGAAGAACATCCTTCACGTCATAGAAGTGTCGCTTACGGATACTGGTCCAGAAAGTTTGGGTGTAGATGCCTGATGCCACACCTTTCTTTTCATCTTCTTTTTGGTTATCGACAATGACTGTTGGCTGCGTCGTTAGAGCATGTGAGTTCGGTTGCGCTAGTTCAAGGTCAATCTTTTCTTGGCGCTCCAAGCGAGCAATTTCTTTATTGTAGAGCTCGATTTTTGCTTCCATCTCTTCATAGCGTTTGGAATCTTCATCTGATACCAAGCCGTCTTCAGAGCGAACAGTATCCAGAAAGGCTTTCGCTTGAGCCCAAGCAGCGTTACGTTTTTCTTTCAATTCAAGTAGTTTAGACATAGGTATTCTCCTTTTATTTCAATAGGTTCAATCGTTTTTCCAACTGATTGATGGGGATTGATTTCTGTGGTTTGGGTGGTTGAAGGCTCGCTTGCAGTTTCACCACCAAATCATGAGCAGCAGTCACTCTACTAAAGGTGTAGCTATTTTGATCATCCTGCTCAGGTGTCTCCTCTTTCTCAAAGAGCACCTTATCCGCAAAACCAAGCTCCACAGCTTTCTTGGCATTGAACCAAGATTCCGAATCCATAAGATGAGAAATCTTGGTTCTGGAAAGTCCAGTTCTAAGCTCATAGGCATTGATAATGGACTCCTTAATTTCGCCAAGCATCTCAATGACCTTGGCCATATCTTTCGCTTCACCTTGCGCGAACGTCCAAGGATTATGAATCATCATCATGGCAACTGGACTCATGGAAACTGTTGTCCCTGCCATGGCAATGACACTGGCAGCACTCGCAGCTAGACCATCAATGATGACATGGACATCTCCCTGATAATCCATAAGCATGTTATAGATTTGAGCGGCCGCAAAAACATCACCCCCTGGACTATTGATCCATAGGGTGATATCGCCTGTTCCAGAAATCAAGTCGTTCTTAAATTGCTGTGGGGTGACTTCATCCCCAAACCAAGTCTCGTCCGCAATCTGTCCTTCAATCCTAAGGGTACGGACGCCACCTTCGTCTGTAAAATTCCAAAATTTACGCATCTACTTCCTCCTCTGTTGCGTTTTCAGTTGGCTCAGTTTCCGTAGGTTGTTTCATAAAGCCACCAGCATCTTCTAGTTTGGTCATATTGCCGTTAATCAAGTAGAGGTTTCCACCTTCTTCATCTGACAACAAGTTCAAATCTTCCAATTCACGGATGTCATTAGTTGACAGCCAACCGTTTTGTCTTGCGATGGCATAGCCATTCATTCGACTTTGGTAATCCCCACGAAGTAGACCATCCACATTGAATTTAACAAAGTATTGTTTTTTTCTTCGGGTAAAAAAAGAGACCTCTTGAAAGCTTGTTCTAAACGAACTACCCAAGGGTCTAAGGTATATTTGACAAATTCAAGTGACTGTTGTTCGATATTTGAAAAAGACGACTTCTCCAAATCACCAACCATGTGTGGTGGGATACGGTAAAGTCGTGCAATTTCGTTAATCTGAAACTTCCGTGTTTGTAAAAATTGGGCTTCTTCAGGGGGGATTCCCACTTGAGTATACTTCATGCCTTCTTCGAGTACAGCCACTTTATGGGCATTTGTGACCCCATTGTAAACGGCATTCCAAGAATCCCTCACTCGTTTAGGGTCTTTAAGGATACCTGGGTGCTCCAAAACACCACCTGGGTTAGCGCCATTTTTAAAGAAAGATGCCCCATAGTTTTCGGTAGCTAGGGTCATCCCAATCGCATTTTTAGCCATCGCAATTGGTGAGTAACCAATCAAGCCATCAAACCCAAGACCAGGCACATGAAGAATATCTTCCTGCTTCAATAAGACAGTTCCCTTATCATTGAAATTAGGGTTTTCTTCTGTCTGGCGCTGGTATTTGTAGTAAAGTCTCCCACTATCATCACGATGGACAGACATCTTATCAGGCAAGAGTGGATAGAGACTAATCACTCGTCCACCCTTATCTCTGATAATCTGCACATATGCATTTCCCCATATTAACAAATGACTCATCATGGTTTCTCGAAAAATAAAGGATGACATTTCTGGATTTGGCTCATCATGAAGAAGAAAGTACAGTGGGTGGTCCAGCTTTTTCTCCTTCCCAGTTTCTGTCCGTTCATAGACGTGAATAGGAAGTGACGCTACTGCTTCAGCAAGGATACGCACACAAGCATAAACGGCCGTCGTCTGCATAGCCTTAAACTCATCTACGGTTTCACCACTGGTCGTCCGTCCAAAGAGATAGGAAAAATCCTGTCCCTCATAACTATTATGTGGCTTATCTCTTGAGCGCTTCGATCCAATCCAATCTAAAATACCCATTTGACCTCCTTATTTTTGGGTACGAAAAAAGCACATCATTTTGAAGTGCTTTCAGTCTAATTATACATCAATCAAATTCATGTCTGACATCTTCAAGACGTGTTACTTTACTTTCTTTGATTTTGTCATGTCCAAGTAATACTTCCTTTTTCAGTGCTTCAAATTGTAATTGATTAATTCGAGCATCGAAATAGTTTTTGGCAAGCCATTCGGCTTTTTCATTTTCATTAGGTAATGCACTAACCTGCTCAATTGCTGAAGCATTTAAACCTGCCAAAAATCCTAAATAGTCTTTAACAAGTTCCTCTAGTTTCAAATCAGATTCAGTACAAACTTCACGAACGCTTGATAGTAACTCATTTTCAACCTCTAGAGACAAAATACTGTGAGTCATTCTATTCACCTCGCTTAACTATTAATTAATGGTTCCTGATATACTCCAAGATTGCGTTATAATCTAATTCTGACGCAGCAACCCCAAGACCTAGCTTAACAATTTCTTCATCAGTCTGATTTAAAACGATACCATTTAATTCGAGGAAAATAATCATGACATAAACTCCAATACGCTTGTTACCATCAAGGAAGGCATGATTATTAACCAATGAATAACAAAGTCTAGCAGCTTTTTCTTCTATACTTGGATATTTTTCAATACCAAAATAAGAACTAAAAGCTGAAGATAAAGATGATTCTACTAGACCAGCATCTCTGACGCCATCTAAACCGCCAGTAGCTTGAATTAACCTACTGTGCAGTTCAATAACTTGCTCAACAGTTAGTATTCTCATTTGGCCAATTCCTTAAATGCATCAAGATGACGTGATAATACTGAAGTCGCAACCTCATCCAATGTTGTTTGTTCAACAACTACTGGTGTATCTTGCTCCTCTTTAATCAGACTTTGGTAATCTACTAAAACGTACTTTGGTGTGTTATTTTTCAAAATGACTGCAGTACCGTTAGCATCGACCATGCGGGCTACTTTAGAGAAGTTTTGATTCGCTTCAGAAATAGAGACTAAGTTTTCAATATTAATTTGCATAGCTATTTCCTCCTTTACTCTATTTTATCACTTTTTAGGATACATTCAACCTATTTAGGTTGTTTTTATCCTAAAAACTCAAAAGTCCTCGCTCATCATAGACACTCGTTTCATCATCCTGGTGGCGAATGCAACGGTCAAGTCCCATGATAAGAGCCACAATACCGTCAATCTTCTCAACGGATTTTTCTTTGTCTGGCTTGATGTTGCCAGCAGGATCTTGTCGCATGACCACGTTTTGTCCCATCCATTTTAGAACAGGATGACCACCGTGTTGGATTTTCCCTTCCATCATGAGCTTGTAGAGTTCCTTGGACGGTGGACTCATATCCTTATAGCCTTGTCCAAAGGGCACCATGGTTAAGCCTATGCCTTCAAGGTTCTGAACCATCTGCGTCGCATTCCAACGGTCATAAGCAATCTCTTTGATGTGGTAGGTTTCAGAGAGTTGTTCGATAAAGGCTTCAATGAATCCATAGTGAACAACATTCCCTTCCGTTGTCTTGATGTAACCCTGCCTTTTCCAAACATCATAAAGGACGTGGTCACGACGACACCTCAATTCCAAGGTATCTTCTGGTAACCAAAAGAAAGGCAGGATGATGTAGTTCTCCTCGCTATGTCGTGGCGGAAAGACTAAGACAAAGGCGGTGATATCTGAGGTGCTCGATAAGTCAAGCCCTGCGTAACAGTCACGACCTTTTAGAGCTTCATAGTCGATGGGGGCATTGCCTTTCGCATAGACATGTTCAGGAATCCAAGCCACATGGGAACTCGTCCACATGTTGAGACGGAGTTGCTTAAAGACATTCTCTTCAGCTGGGTTATCAAGAGCCTGTTGGTAGGCTTCACGAACACGGTCAATCCCAATGGTATGACCAAGTGAGGGATTGGCTTTTAGCCAGTTGGCTTCGTCATTCCAATCATCTTCATCAGACAATCCATAAACCACTGGATAAAAGGACGTGTCCTTCTTTCGACCTTTAAGAATGTCAAGTGCCTTGGTGTGGAGTTCATAACAGATGGAGTTTTTAACCGTTCCAGCTGTTGTGATGATGAAAAAGAGGGGTTGTTCCCTGGCATCACCAGAACCCTTGGTTAAAACATCATAGAGATGGCGATTGGGTTGGGCATGGATTTCATCAAAGACAAGACCTGACACGTTGAGTCCGTGTTTGGTTCCTGTCTCAGCTGAGAGGACTTGGTAAAATCCAGCATTGGAATAATTCACTATCCGCTTGGTTGCTGCCATAATCTTGGAACGTTTCTCTAGCGGACGACTCATCTGAACCATCTGTTTTGCGACATCAAAAACAATCGAGGCTTGATTACGGTCGCATGCTGCACCATAAACTTCCGCACTGGCTTCATTATCTGCATAAAGAAGGTAAAGAGCAATAGCAGCGGCCAGTTCAGACTTTTCGTTTTTCTTTGGAATCTCGATATAGGCTGTCAGAAATTGACGATTGCCATCTTCCTTAACAATCCCAAAGAGGTCACGAACTATCTGTTCCTGCCACGGCAACAAATCAAATTTCTTCCCAGCCCACTTCCCCTTGGTATGAGATAGGTTATTAATAAAGGTCACTGCTCTATCTGCCTTTGCCTTGTCGTAACGAGAAGTCGGAAGCATAAAGGGACTCGGTTCGTAGTGATAGGTCATAAAACACCTCCTAATAAATCCTCCATCTCATCACCAGTGCCAACCTCTGCGTCCATGGTCGCCAAGCGATTACGAGCTGATGGTGTCAGACCAAACTGCTCACAGAACTTAAGCATGATTTTCAGATTGGTCTGGCTGATAGATACCTGTGGCACTTGTTGGAGATAACCATTTGGAGTCTTGATGATAGACCCATGTTTAGAGAGAAACTCTTCGGCTTCCTTCCAACGGGCATAGGCTTGGCAATAGCCTGCGAAGGCTGTCATATCCATCTCCGTTAATATCCCTATCTGTTCGAGGATTTTGCCCATCCGCTTCCATTCCTTCTTGGCATCGTCTTCGAGCCACTGTGGGCAACGTGGGGCTTTCTGTTTGGGTTTAACCTCGTTAGTAGGTAGAGGTCGTTTCCCAGGGTTTCCTTCAAGTATTTTCAAATTTGTAGGCTTTGGTTTTCGCCCTCTAACTGCCACGGTCTCACCCCCTTTTTGGCACAAGAAAAAGGCTTCTTAGCGAAACCTTGTCTATTCTTGTATTGCCTTTTCTATTTCTTCTTTCGTCAAGACAGTTGTCGGCTTAAGATTAAAATGATTACATTCATCAATGTAGATATCAATTTCAGTTTGCGGATGCGTACTAGTCATAAGAGTGATGACTTCTTCGTGGGTTAACTGTACAGGAATATCACCACTATCAAAAACAAATTCATTGTGCCCAGCTCTTAAATAGCAATAAATACTTCTTATAAAATCATGCCTATTTGGTTCTACAATAACCACCCTATCAATACCATGCAACACGTTTAAGCTCTGCCCATTGTCCCAAGAAACGATTAGCGATCCAATATCATCCACATCTTCTACTGTTCCTAGCATACCTATTGGAACACTGTAAGGGGCGTCCATATGCACTAAACGAACTCGAGTACCAGTTGGGTATGTTTTTCTTAACCGTTCAAGGGTTTTATCATCCATTTGCTTCTCCTTATCTCACAAAGGTTTGAGATACCTCGGCCCATAACACTTCGGTGTCTTCGTAAATATAGCGGGCTTCCAGTTCGTTAAACCCACCAAGTTCGATACCATTTGTAATATCATTCAATAAATCATTAATTTGGTCAAGATTTCCTTATTCAATCACATCTAGTGAATAATTTCTCGGCTTAGTGTAATGTTGTTTCATTACAGTTAGGTGAATAAAGCAGCTATCAATAATTTCGTTGAACTCATTTTTTGTCATCGTTTTGACTTCCTTTGTCTTTTGGTAACAGCATATTACCGTAAGGTTCACCTTATATCCAGTGATTAGCTACTAGTCTAAGCAGATAAAATGGCCTTCCCAATAGTATAAACCACCGTTACCGTCACGCCATTACCAGCTTGTTTGTAGAGCTGGGCATCAGAGTTGACAGCCTGAGCTTTGTCAAATAAGTCATCTGAAAAGCCTTGGAGCCTGAAGCACTCTCGTGGAGTCAAGCGTCTGATTTTTACGACTCGACCATTCCAAACCACAGCTCCCATCCGTCCACCACAAGATAGATTGTGGGCGATGCCTTTCCCAACCTTAGCTCGTCTCGTTTGTGAGCCTGGATAGGAAAGATCAACTGAATCTCCAAGTTCTGCCACTTGGTAGCCCTGCTTTGTGCCATTTCTGACCTTGATACCCTCAAGAACACCATGTCGGTCTTGAGAGGTAAGAGTAAACATCGGCTCATCCTGTTCCTTAAGCCGTCTGCCATTTTGCCGTTTTATTACCCTGTCTGGTGTTAGAATGGGTTGGACTTCAAGGACACCAGAGTTCATGGCAGTTCTCTTTGTAGCACCTGCCGTGTAGCGAGCGGTGATACACCGTGCTTCATCAGTTAGCTTTGATTCAGTCAAAGACTGGTCAATCAGATAAAGACCTGTCTTAGCTCCCAGTCCTCCACCCTCACCAACAAGGGTTGTGGCAATGCCACTAGGGTCGTAGACTCGGTAGCTCTGCATACCACCTATAAGTTGCTTAAGATGGCTACCGCTTTCTCCGCTGAGAGGTAATACTTGTCGTCGACCCCGGCTTCTAAGATGTCCGAGAGTATAGATGCGTTCTCGGTTTTGGGGAACTCCGTAATCTTTTGAGTTGAACACTTGCCATTCGAGGTCATACCCTGCTTGGTCCAGGATAGAGAGATAGTCGAGATAATCTCGTCCTCCGCCACTTGATAGAAGTCCCTTAACATTTTCAAGGAGTACCCACTCGGGTTTATCTTCTTCTTTTTGGCTCTGGAGGAGGTCAACAAATGTAAAAAAGAGTCCACTTCGCTCACCGTATAAGCCTGCTCGCTTTCCTGCGATAGACACATTTTGACAAGGGCTTCCCGCAGTCCATAAATCTGCTTTTGGAAGTCGTGTGGGGTCAATGCTTGTGATGTCGTCATGAAACCATTCTCCTTCTGTATCATACATTGCTTCGTAGGACTTTCGTGCAAACTTGTCCTTTTCACAGTAGCCAAGACAGGTCATCCCTGCCAACTCCAACCCACGACGAAAGCCACCCACTCCTGCAAAGAAATCAAGAAAGGTTAGGGTCATGAGTGTTCCTCCATTACTTCTAAGGCTTGGTCATAGCTCAAAGTCTCACCGTTTCGGAGTACCGACACATCTCTATTACTAGTTGACTCCATGTAGCGTTTGACAATGACATCCACAAACTTTTCATCAAGCTCAATCCCATAACAAACTCGACCAGTCTGGTCTGCTGCCATGAGGGTTGACCCTGAACCAAGAAATGGATCAAAAACAAGCGTTCCTCGCATGGATGAGTTTTGAATAGGATAAGCCATAAGCTGAATAGGCTTCATGGTTGGGTGGTCTTTACTAGACTTAGGACGGTCGTATTCCCAGATAGTTGTCTGCTTACGGTCGCTGAACCACTGGTGTTTTCCCTTTTGTTTCCAACCAAAGAGACAGGGTTCGTGTTGCCATTGGTAAGGACTACGTCCGAGAACCAGTGAGTTCTTCTTCCAAATGCAACTCCCACTTAAATAGAAACCAGCGTCCTTAAAAGCCTTCCGGAAATTCAGACCTTCCGTGTTTGCATGGAAAACATAGATAGACGCATCGGCTTCCATATGACTTTCCACTTGAGTGAACATATCAAAAAGGAACTGGTAGAAGTCCCTGTCCGACATATTGTCATTGAGGATTTTTCCAGCGGTCTCTTCAACGTCCACGTTATAAGGCGGATCCGTCACAATAAGATTGGCTTTCTTATCCCCCAGCAATTGCTCGTAGTTTTCTGATTTGGTGGAGTCACCACAAATCACTCGGTGTTTTCCGAGTTGCCAGATGTCACCACGTCTTGCGACCGTTGGTTTCTTCAACTCCTCATCCACATCGAAATCGTCTTCAGACAAGTCCTTGTCATGGATGTTGGACAGAATGTCATCAATCTCTGGTGGCTCAAACCCAGTCAAATCAAGGTTGAAATCAGACTCTTGCAAGTCCAAAAGCAAGTCAGCGAGGAGCTGGTCATCCCATTGACCAGTGATTTTATTAAGGGCAATATTCAGTGCCTTTTCATCTTCCTTGGAAAGAGAGACAATGACGCATTTTGCGGTTTCATACTTGAGGTCTTTAAGAACCGTTAGGCGTTGGTGACCACCGATGACCGTCAAATCGTCATTGACAATGATGGGGTCAACGTAGCCAAACTTGAGTAGACTCTGTTTAATCTTTTCGTACTCCTTATCGCCCTTCTTCAATTTCTTTCGAGGGTTATAAGAGGCCGGCTTTAAGTCACTTAGGGGGAGTTCCTTAATTTCCATATTGGGTTGAGTTGTCATGCACTACTCCTTTTCTAAATCGATGTTCTACGTAACAAGGGTGTCCGCAGAACTTCCTTGTTGGATTGGCATAGGATAAAAAAGACCTGCCACAGTTTTGGCAAGTCAATTCATCGTATGCAGTTTTGGTTTTATCATGTTGGCTTTGATGGTTTCGCCACCAGATAGCTCGACACCTATTTGAGCAGAACTTTTTAGGTCTGCCTTGGACAGCATGGTGTAACTTTTTCATGCAGTTCTTACAATATGAACGTTCTCCTTCATCAAGCTGATACTTGACAAACTGACCCATTCCTTTTAACTTTGGGTGTCTACGGCAATATTGCTTCACCGAACCAAGAGACATGTTTAACATTTGAGCAATGGCACCATAGCCAAATCCATCTCGCCTAAGTTTCCAAATGCCTCGCCGCTGATTATCGTTCATTTGTTTTCCTCCAAGAACTAAAAATGGTTAATTTCTCTATTTTTCATGTATTTATCCCTTCAAAAACAGGCCAAAACAAACACTGGCAAACGATACTTACCCTGCTAGAAAGATTGACACCATAATGGTTCAATGCACTTTTTAACTGTTTTGGGTATGCCCCTAACGAATTTTGCGAAAATGCACTTTTGAGGGGGCGTCGGTCTTAGTCTCCCAAGGTTTTAGAGATTTCATCCCCCCTCCCCCATAGGGTTAAAAATTAGATACTTTTGTAACGAAACTCTAAATTTAGAGCCGATAAGTATACTCCACATATCGGTCAGTCGTCTTGGTCTTTCGGTCATGACAAGACTTACAGAGGGCTTGCCAGTTGGATGGATTCCAGAAGAGGTCTTGGTCACCTCGGTGGGGAGTGATGTGGTCAACCACCGTTGCCTTGGTCAGTCGTCCTTTCCTTTGGCAGTAAACACAGAGAGGATGGAACTTGAGGTAACGAAGCCGTGCCTTGTTCCATCGAGTATCGTAACCTTTGGCTTTAGTTGACTTGGCATCAAGGCTGTAGTTAGCTTTGTGGTCGTCACAGTATTTGTTTCCATAGGTCACAAGGTTAGGACAACCATGCTGCTTGCAAGGGGTGCTTGGTCGACGTGGCATCTTACTGCTCCCAAGGAAGATAAGGCTTGGTGAAATGCCCAAGGCAAGTGGTCTTGGTGTAGTCCACATCCAAGAGATTCAGCTCCTTGATAATTCCTTGTGGGGTAAGATCATAGCGTTCACGAACCACTCCTACTAGTTGTTCAAGAGGATAATCACTTGTCCCAAAGATGTTCACATAAACACCTACAGGCTCCGCAACCCCAATGGCATAAGCTAACTGGACTTCACAGCGTTTGGCATACCCTTCACGAACAAAGTCCTTTGCAATCTTCCGTGCCATGTAGGCGGCTGAACGGTCGACCTTGCTTGGATCTTTCCCAGAGAAAGCTCCCCCACCGTGACAGGCAAAGCCACCGTAGGTATCTGCTACAATCTTACGACCAGTCACACCAGCATCAGCGTAAGAGCCACCAAGAACAAAGCGACCAGTTGGGTTAACCAAAACCCTGAAGTCAAGGTTCTGACGGTAGCGTTGAGCAACCGACATCATAGCTTGGGTGACAATTCGTTTGACTGAGGCAAGGTCAACCTCCTCGTCGTGTTGGATAGACACTAGGAAAGTCTCGATACACTTGTTTTCATAGTCGTATGTGACTTGAGCTTTGGCATCTTTGCCCAAGGCAGGATGACCAAGGTTCATCAGTTTCTCAAGCACTCGAGTCGCAAGTACATAAGGTAATGGTAAGAACTCAGGTGTTTCATCGGTCGCATAACCAAACATAATCCCTTGGTCACCTGCACCACCCTTATCCACACCTTGAGCGATGTCTGGGCTTTGAACTCCAAGAAGGTTCGTCACCATGACATCTGTCATACCGTAAGGTTCAAGAACCTTTTTGACAATACCTTCAAGGTTAAATAAGTGCTTGGTTGAGACTTCACCTGCCACAACCACTTGGTTATCTTTGATTAAGGTTTCAACCGCCACACGGCTGTTCTTATCATGCTTGAGACATTTCGTCACAATAGCATCTGAGATTTGGTCACAGAGCTTGTCGGGGTGTCCACTTGAAACTTGTTCACTGGTAAAAATCATGTTTTCCTCCACGCAAAAAGCCCAACCCTTGAGGGCTAGGCTTTGATTTATTTTACTGATTGTTGGCCTGCTTCGTAGGCTCTCTCGAGTGCTCTTTTAACTCCCCAAACCGAAACATCGTAGAAATCTAGGTTATCACTTTTTCGTGTTTCCAAGGTTTCAACCAAAAGTTCTTCTTGAGCAATCGCTGTTAAAAGAGCGTTGAGTTTTTCTTGTTGGCGTTTTGTCAATTTCGTTTTCATGATAGGTTCTCCTCTTGTTTTTGTAGCTGTATATTACCGTACAAGCGGAAGGTTATCCAGTCATTACTGGGAAAATTTTTATCTTTTTTGACATCTTAAGTATAGCACAGTCTCAAAATAAAAACAGTTCGAATTTGGTACAAATTTGGTTCGAAAACAGTTCGAAATTAGTTCGAAAGAGGAATTTGAAACGCTGATTCATCAAGATCAATACTCCTACTCATCCAACCATAACATTTCTTTAGTTGCTGATGCACCTTACGTTTACGGTAAGAAATTGTGGAACGACTAATCTCATAGTGGCTAGATATATCGTCCCAGCTCATCTCATTGAAAATCAAGTCCTTCGAAAACTGCTTCAAGTCATCTGGTATAAGGTTGACCATACTTTCAAAGAACTCGAGTTCAGTCTTTAGAAAATGATAGCACTCCATCAAACTATCCCAATATTCCTTGTTTTCTTTTTCCAATTTTTCTCTGAAACTGAGAGCAATAGTCTCTGAACGTGAATTGATCTGAGAAGTCTTTACCCTCTCCATATCTGGTTTTTCATAAACCAATGACTGAATCACACTCTCCTCGCTAATGGGACGAAAGTTTAGAAGTTGATTTTCCACCAATGCAAGCTTCAACTTCACATCGCTATAGTTTTTCATCAAATACTCAATTCTATCCATTCATTCCTCCTACTTGTGCTTTGACGGCTTCAATCAGCCGTGACTGCTGGGCGTCTTTGCTTTCCAGTGCTTTGAGGATTTCCTCGTCAATAGTTCCTTGCGTTACAATGTGCTGGATGACCACAGTATCTGCTTGTTGCCCTTGTCGCCACAGACGAGCGTTGGTTTGTTGGTACAACTCCAAGGACCAAATCAAACCAAACCATACCAAGTGATGACCACCCTTTTGCAAGTTCAAACCATGTCCAGCACTTGCTGGATGTAATAAGCCGACAGAAATTTTCCCTTTATTCCACTCACGAATATCCTCCTCAGTTTTAAGGATTGTGCCCTTAACCTTGAGCTTTACCAAACGTTCCTCAATACGCTGAACATCATGTTTGAACCAATAGGCCACAAGAACTGGCTCACCATTGGCAGCTTCGATGATATCTTCCAGAGCATCCAGTTTTTGGTCATGTAGGCTCACCACTTGATGGTCGTTTGAGTAAACCGCACCATTTGCCATTTGTAGCAACTTGTTTGAAAGGCTTGCCGCATTGGCAGCAGTCACCTCGCCATTCTCAAGGTCTGCAAGTACGTAATCTTTCTTGAACTGCTTATAATCAGATTTTTCTTTGTCAGTGAGATGAACCACCTTCTTGGTCGAAATCAGTTCTGGCATCTCAAGATAATCCATAGCTTTCATGGAAATGGTGATGTCGTCAATCTTGTCATAGATTTGGCACTCCGCATAATCCATAGGGAGGTAGTTATAAACCACCTGACCATTGCGAGCTCCCTCACGGAAGTAGCGACTACGATACTCTCCGATGAATCGCCCCAGACGCTCGCCACCATCAATGACCTTGAACTCTGCGAACAAGTCCATAAGCCCATTTGAACTCGGTGTGCCAGTCAATCCCACGACACGCTTCATGTAGGGACGCATGACCATGAATGCCTTGAAACGTTTGGACTGCCAAGACTTGAAGGACGATAGCTCATCAATAACTACCATATCCCACTTGAAATAGGGACTACATTGTTCCACCAGCCAGGGGAGGTTTTCACGGTTGACGATGTAGATATCCGCATCTTGCTCAAGGGCAGCTCGCCTTTGTTTTGGTGTTCCCACAATCTTGGCATAACGGAGGTGTCTTAGTTCCTCCCACTGCTCAATCTCATCACTCCACACCGTGTTTGCGACACGAAGGGGCGCAATCACCAAGACCTTTGAGACCTCGTAACGGTCAAACATCAGCTCGTTGATGGCTGATAAGGTTGTGGCAGTCTTTCCCATCCCCATGTCTAGGATGACTGCCGCATAAGGTGTCCTTATGATAAAGTCCTTGGTGACTTCTTGATAATCATGTAAACTCAATTTCATCTAGCACTTCTCCAATCTTCTCAACACTATCTAGCACATGTACCTTGAAACCCAATCCGTCAAACATCTTGTGCCTTGTCACTTGTAGTAAACGTGGCTTTCCACCAGGGGCTTTTACTTCCACCATGCCAAACTTACCCTTGGGTAAAAACACCAACCTGTCTGGCACACCGCCAAACGAAGGCGACACCCATTTGGGACAAACCCCACCACGCTTTTTCACTTCACTCACTAACTTCTGTTCAACAATTTTTTCACGCATACCCAATCCTTCCGTCAGAAACATCGCCAAAGGAAAAGTGCAGTTCACGCTAGTCAGTTACATTACTTTCCTATACCTCTTTTTATCTTTTTTTATTTTTCTTTATATCTAAGTTATAGAAAAGACCTACTAAACCTGCACTTTGAAATCCCCTATGACAACTTTTGTATATGACCTTCTCGACTTGCACTTTTTAAGACCCGTGAAAGTCGTGATAGTTTTGTCTAAACTCTTCTCACTACCAACGAATAATAACTCTCCGTGTTTCAAAGATTTAAGTTGTGACTTGACTATCACGGCTTACACCAACACCCTCTGATGATAAAAGCAACTTTCACTGATTTTCACGGTTAATCAAGAAAATCATCTTCTAATTTCAACTGTAGACCTTTTACCATGACACCCTTATTAGTTCTTTTCTTGGTGAATCCAGCGTTTGCCAAAGCTGTATAAAAGTCCGTCGTGCTGCGCGTGTACTCATTGATACGAGCACAGTGAGCTCGATAAGCAGAGTAAAGTTCTCCTGATTTCTCAGTCAAGTGGTCACCGATTTCACAACAATCTCCAAGGAATTGACCCATCCAGTCATTGGCTTCTCGATAAGCTGAGACAGAGTCCGCAACTACTTGTGGCAAGATCAATTTGAAGTTTGCTTTGATGGCTTTTTCTGCTCCCTCAATAATCCAAGACATGATAGCTGGTGCTGCTTCGTCGTAAAGGTAGTCCGCAAAGTTTTTGATGTCTGACCGACCAGTGATTTTGGCATTAAAAGGAATGACAATCAGTCGTCTCCAAATCCCATCATCGTTCGCACCTACTTTAGGCAGGTGGTTAGTGTAAAGAACCAGCGTATGTGATGGGACAAAATGGAAAGGTGCCTTGTACTTTTTCTCAGCTAAAATTTCATCTGTCGAACAGAGCTGTTTAACCATGGCTGTATTCAATCGCATTCCCTCACTCATCTCTGAAGCAATGATAAGACGTTTCCCTTTAAGTTCAGCCATTTCTGGACTGACATTCCGTCTCACACTCATGGTCAGAGCTTCAGCCGAGAGTTTTCCTGAATAGTTACCAAGAACTCTTGCAATGGTGTTCCAAAAGGTAGACTTGCCGTTTGCACCGCTACCGTAGGCAATAATCATATGCTCTTGATAAACTTTACCAATAGCAGCCATGCCTACAATCTCTTGAACATAATTGATAAGATCTGTATCATCACAAAAGAAGGTCGCAAGGGTCTCCTGCCACAGACCATCTCCCTTATCACTCGGAGAGGCATTGGTCATTTTGGTTAAGTAATCAGCAGAATCATGTTCCCTAATACCAGACAAGCCTTGTGATAAATCAATAGTCGCCTCTGGAGTATTCAGTAAGAGTTCATTCTTATCTAAATCAGACACACTCATGCGAACCATATGTTTGGCCATTTTGGCGATTGCTGATAAATTTCGATAGTCACGGTATTTCATAACAAACTTATAAAACTCGAATGCTTTCTTATAGTCCTGATAAGCAACCAGTTGAATTGGTGTCTCAATCGCATTTTCTAGCTTTTTACCACCTTGTTGGATTAGCATTTCAGGAATACCAGATTGCTTCAGTTTTTGAGTGGCATTATTAAGCTTGGTTACTGCAACTTCTAGCTGCATATCAAGGAACTGATGAATTTGACGCATGGCTAACTGCTCATCTTCCACCCAGTGCTTACCATCGTAAGCGAGGTAGTCTGTTTCCCTAGTAAAGGCAATCTTGTCACCAAACTCTCTAGCGAGAAGACCTGCTTCTCCGATATCTGAATAATCATCTGGTTGCATCTCCCCACGTTGAAACTCTTCTGGAGATTTATAATCTTTTGAGTTTTTGATGGTTTTGTTATAGAAGCGAACAGCACTGCCCCAAATGGTATCAAGCTCTGCTTTCTCAAGAGGGGGAACACATTTGAGAGCTTGTTCATCAAAGCCGTCTCGTGCTTCTTTTGTTACACCTAATCGCTTAAGGATTTTCGCCGCAAAAACCGACATGGTTGAGTTCCGACTACCTTCTGTGATTGGTCCTGTTGGTGGTTGATAGAAATCTGCATCGAAATCTTCTTCATCATCAAATGATGAATCCAATAAATCAGCATCTATAGTTAGCCATGAGTCATTCCATAAAACTTGTGCATTGGGATTACCAAAAAAGAAACGTGCTGCATCTTTGGCGTTCGTATCAAAGAAGTTATACCGATTCGTCATCTCTTCTTTTAGAAAGGCATAGGCATCTTTATCACTGACTTCATTGATCTGGAAATAAATATGGAATTTAGGTCTTGCTACCTTACTGCCTTTTTGAACCATGTGGTTTCGACTTGTAACCAAAGCAAAATGGTAATCCGAAAACAGTATTTTTAGGTATTCCTCTGTAATCCAATCATCATGATTTTCTGTATGGTCATTATCAATATCCATGACTAATACATCTGACTTAAGGAAATTAGCGTTCGATCGAGTGTTATTGGAAAACAATCCTGCCACATGGTCGTACTGAGCAATACGTTTTAGACTAGTTTCATCCGTGATTGTCACTTGGTGCGGGTAGACCGTTGTTGTTTGAACACCAGATTGCCCTGAATGAGATAAGGTAAATTGCATGCATCATGCCTCCATCTTTCGTTGTTGAATTAGGAATTACTCTTCCTAACTTACTAAGTAAGAATCCGACAGGATTTTCCGCACTAACAGAAAATTTTTTCTAAAAAAATAAAAGTTTCCTATTAAATGCACAGGAAACTTTTTTTGATGAGCAAATTTTTTCTTATCAGGCGGAAAAATTTATCTCAACCCTACTTAGTATGGTGTAAGAGATAAAAAATAAAAAAATCTCTTCCAAAGTGGAAAATCCACTCAAAACCTTACTTAGTAAGATAGGAGGACCCAATATGGCAAACGAACCATACATCGAACCTGATGATGATGTGGCTGATACCCTCATAGCCATCAGCGTTATCTCAAAACTACTCGCTCGGAAAATTACGGAGGAAAGACAACATGAGCAAAATGAAACAACTGAATGAACTGATTAATGAAATGGAAGGCACAGCCAAATACTATCTTCGCTTAGTAGATGAGTTCAAGAAGATCCTCTCTACTGAGGAAGAAACTACAACAACTTCAAAAGAACCAAAACATAAACCACAAAAGGAACTCAAACTCGAAGACGTTCGTTCCGTCCTTGCGACAAAAGCCAAAGATGGCTACAAGAACGAAGTTCGTGCTCTTCTCAATAAATATGGTGCAGAATCCCTATCAGCCTTAGCAACTGAGCACTACGCAGCGGTTCTTGAAGAAGCTGGAGGAATTGGCCATGACTAACCATGCTGTCCTATCTGCTTCCGCATCCCATCGCTGGCTCAACTGTCCGCCTTCTGTTCGCTTAACCGAGGACATGCCAGATGTTACTTCTGAATTTGCCCTTGAGGGAACTGACGCTCACGAGCTCTGTGCTTACCTTGTTGAGAAGGCACTAGGCAGAAAGGCGCGTGATCCAACTGAGGATCTGTCCTTCTACAATGAAGAGATGCAAAATTGTGCCGAGGAATATCGCAACTACGTCATGGAACAGGTCGAGAAAGCTAAAGACTACTCTCATGACCCAACAGTACTTATCGAGCAACGTTTGGACTTCTCCAAATGGGTACCTGAAGGGTTCGGTACTGGCGACTGTCTGATTGTGGCAGATGGACTTCTTCAAGTGATCGACTACAAGCACGGTTTGGGCATTCTGGTCGATGCCGACCACAACCCACAAATGATGTGCTATGCCCTAGGTGCTCTTGAGATGTTCGATGGAATCTATGATTTTGATAATGTCACCATGACTATCTTTCAACCACGGAAGAACAATATCTCTACCTTTGAAATGGATAAGGCTGAACTGCTTGAATGGGCGGAAGACCAGCTCTCACCTAAAGCTGAACTTGCCTTTAAAGGCGAGGGAGAACTGAAATCTGGTAAACACTGCCAGTTCTGCAAGATTAAGAATGTCTGTCGCAAACGTGCGGAGGATAATTTAGCACTTGCCAAGATGGAGTTTGCGGATCCTGCTACTCTAGACTATGAGGATATTGCAGAGATTTTGCCTAAACTGGACTTACTGGTTTCATGGGCAAACGATGTCAAAGCCTATGCTTTGAAAGAAGCTACTGAGGGACACTCCATTCCAGGCTACAAATTAGTAGAGGGACGCTCAGTTCGTAAGTTTTCAGACGAAGCTGCCGTCAGTCAAGCTGTGATGGATGCTGGCTTTGATCCTTACGAAAAGAAACTCCTAACTATCACTGCCATGACTAAACTCCTTGGCAAGAAAACCTTTAACGACCTGCTTGGTGGTCTGATTGTAAAACAAAGCGGTAAACCAACACTCGTTCCTCTTGACGACAGTCGTCAAGAATTGAACCTAGCTACTAATGAATTTAAAGAGGATTAAACGTATGACAACTAAAGTACAAACTACAAAAGTAATCACTGGTAAAAACACACGCTTCAGCTACTTGAATGCCAATGAACCTAAGTCCATCAACGGAAGCACGCCAAAGTACAGCGTCTCTCTTATCATTCCAAAGGATGATATTGAAACTGTCGATAAAATCAAACCAGCCATTGAGCTTGCCTACAAGGAAGGCGAGTCCAAACTCAAAGGTAATGGAAAATCTGTCCCAGCACTTTCTATCCTTAAAACTCCACTTCGTGATGGAGACTTAGAGCGTCCTGATGATGAAGCTTATCGCAATGCCTACTTCGTCAATGCCAACTCACCACATAAGCCTGGGGTTGTGGACGCTAATCGACAAGAGATTATAGATACTTCTGAACTCTACTCAGGTATCTATGGCCGTGCGTCTATTTCCTTCTATGCCTTCAACTCTAACGGTAACAAGGGTATCGCCTGTGGTTTGAATAACTTGCAAAAACTCCGTGATGGAGAGCCACTTGGTGGACGTACTCGTGCTGAAGACGACTTTGCGACTGATGACGATGATGATTTCTTGAACTAAGAACGGAGGACTAAATATGTTTGAAACAATTTTCTTTTACTCACTTATTGGCATTTACCTATTCTTTGGTCTGTACCTCAACTACATGACCATCCGTGATGATATTCGTCGTGAAAAAGAACGTAAGGCTGAAAAGAAACATCATAGCAACAACACAACACCGCTACATCGTAGCCGATAACACCTCCGGTGGCAGCCACTCCTGCCACCTTTTTATGAAAGGACAAGCTATGCTAATAAAAGAACTATCCATCGACTTAGAGACCTACTGTGAGGTAGATTTGAGAAAGTCTGGTGTTTATAGCTACGCAGAAGATGATTCTTTTGAAATCCTTCTCTTAGCAGTCTCTGTTGACAATGGTCCAGTAACAGTTTATGACCTAACTAAAGAAAATCTTCCTGATCAAATCCTACAAGCATTGGTGAATGACTCCATTATTAAGTGGGCTTTTAATGCCTCATTTGAACGCATCTGTCTGTCTAACTGGCTAAAGAAACATCATCCAAAATTATTGTCCGAGGGCTTTCTGTCTCCAAACTCATGGCGTTGTAGCATAGTTTGGTCAGCATATCTTGGACTTCCACTCTCCCTTGAAGGAGTCGGAACAGTTCTAAAACTCAAAGAACAGAAGTTAAAAGAAGGCGGGGATGTGATTCGTTACTTCTGCCTGCCCTACAAACCTACCAAAATTAATGGTGGACGAAAACGAAACTTCCCTCATCACGCACCTGATAAGTGGGCAGCCTTTATCAACTACAACAAGCGTGACGTTGAGGTTGAGTTAGCCATCAAAAATAAACTCCGTAACCACCCTGTTCCTGACTTTCTTTGGGAAGAGTATCATCAAGACCAAAATATCAATGATAGTGGGATTGGTATTGATGTAGACTTTGTCAAAGCAGCTATTACCATTGACGAGGAAAGCAAATCTAAAATTCAAGAGGAACTTAAAGAACTTACTGGGCTTGAAAATCCCAACTCTGTTCTTCAAATGATTGGCTGGCTACGAGAACACGGAGTAACGACTAATTCTCTTGATAAGAAAGCTGTCAAAGAGCTATTAAAGGTAGTCGATGCAAAGACAACTAAAGTCCTAAAGTTAAGACAACAGGCGGCTAAATCTAGCGTTTCTAAATACCAAGCTATGGTGAACTGTGTTTGTTTGGATGGTCGAGCTAGAGGGATGTTCCAATTCTACGGAGCAAATCGAACGGGTCGTTGGGCTGGGCGATTGGTACAACTTCAGAACCTCCCACAGAACCATCTTCCTGACCTTAAAGAGGCTAGAGACCTCTTCAAAACTGGTGACTTAGAGGCAACTGATCTCCTCTATGGTACGCAAGATACCCTATCTCAACTCATCCGTACTGCTTTTGTACCTAGTGATGGGAAAAAGTTTATCGTCTGTGACTTTTCTGCCATAGAAGCGCGAGTATTATCTCACCTAGCTGGCGAAAAATGGCGAAGCATGGTCTTTGAACAAGGCAAGGACATCTACTGTATGTCAGCTAGCCAGATGTTTGGAGTGCCTGTTGAGAAACATGGACGTAACGCAGACTTGCGTCAGAAAGGGAAAATTGCAGAGTTGGCCTGTGGCTATGGCGGAGCAGTCGGGGCACTTAAAGCCATGGGGGCTATTGACATGGGGCTTGATGAACAGGAGCTGCAGCCTCTTGTGGACTCGTGGAGACAAGCCAACCCAAACATCGTACTCTTTTGGTGGGATGTTGATAAAGCTGTAAAGACTGCAATAAAATACCAAAAGCAAACTGAAACCCATGGTATTCAATTCAAAGTAAGAAAAGGGATGTTATTTATTACTCTTCCTTCTGGACGCAAACTCGCCTATGTCAAACCTAAAATGGGAGAAAACCAATTTGGTGGAGAGTCCGTCACCTACGAAGGTACAGGAACTGCTAAACGTTGGGAGAGACTTGAAAGCTATGGTCCAAAATTTGTCGAGAATATTATTCAAGCTATAAGTCGAGACATACTCGCTTACTCTATGAAACAACTGAAAGACTTCAGAATTGTAGGACATGTGCATGATGAAATCATCATTGAGTGTGACCAGAGCCAAAATCTTGAGCAAATCGCAACTTTGATGGGAAAAGCACCATACTGGATGCCTGATATTAACCTCAGAGCTGATGGATACGAGTGTCTCTTCTATCAAAAAGACTGACAAAAAATCGCCACCTCAGTTGAGATGGCGATTTGGTTTTATTTGTTGAGTTCTTTGTAAAGTTTCAGCCCTTCTTTCTGGGCATTATTGACTTTCTTATAGCCTGCAGATTTCTTAACACCTAGGTACTCGAAGATTTCTTTATTCTCATAACCTTCAAAAAGCATATCTAAAATTTCTGGTGCTTGGAAATTGGTTGCTGCGAGTTTAGCTTTCAAGAAGTCCAGTTGATCCATTACTAGATATAGTTCAATACCTTCATCAGCAATTGCTAAATCCTGCTTTTCAGTGAAGACTTCCCAGGAGGAGACCTCTAAAGTATTCTTTTTAGGTTTACGAAAATCCTTGAGATAATCATTGACTGAGTTGTTATACCACCAAACCATTTGTTCATACTCCTCTTCTGCCACAGGGACAAAGGCTGTTAGAATGGGAATACTCATAATACGGCATTGTCGAAATGTACCACGAATCAGTCCTGAATATTCTGAGGACATATAATAGTCCTGAACGAACATTGGCGCTAGTACTTCACCCTTTGATGGCTCCACACCAGTTGATGAAGATTGAGTTTGACAGTAGTTGAAAAAGTTGACATTGATTGGCATGCTTTTGACTCCGTTTCTTTGGCAAGCAAAGAAAAAGAGTATGACAAACCAATATTCAGTTGTGTATTTGACCACATCAGCAATTCCTTTGCTTAATCATGGTCAACTGGCTTTATAAGTTGAGCTGCTTTCCCTAAAAACACAGTTAAAGCCAATAATGTAGGAATATTCCCCATTACAAAGTATTTTTAAAGAGACGATAACTTGTAGGATTAATCTTTACTCTCTCAGTATATAGTTTTACTTCTATCAAAAACAGGTAGTCCAAACTTCCGCCTTAAAACGCCCTTGGCAACAGATTTTTGGAATTTTTATGTAGTAAAATCATACTAATTCAATCTCAAAACCGGAAGCTGACTTTCCGCTTTTTGAAACCAAAAAAATAAACCATCACAAATTTGTGATGGTTTATAAGGTTTTCATTTCTGCAGCTTGTAATATTGAATTTATTTCACCCAAGGGTTTATAGTAACTTGTTGATAGCAACATTTTATATACTTGGTGTGGTGGAGAAATTGTAAGTTGATGACCTGCTTTCTTTATCATATCGTCACTAAGTTCAGGTCTTAATTTTAAAGCAAAACAAAATGACAATGTTAACTCAAGCCTTGGTAAATTATCTTCTAGTGTTTCATAATCTCTCAACGTTCGTTCTGTAATTCCGACTAGCTTAGCCAAAAATGGTTGTGTGCAATTTTTTCGCTTTCTATGACTACGTAATGTCCCAGAAAATTCAAAAGGTAGTTCTTTCAATAATTCAGAGATTTTTTTCCCGAGTTTCATCATATCCAGTGGAGGGAGCTGATCCATCAAACTTGGATTCTGGAGAATATCTACAAAGTCAGCCTTAATCTCACTTTCCTTTGTTACGCCTCTATTCAGTACATAATCATAGTATGTCTCATTAGAAATCGAGGTGAAATTTTTAGACTTTACTTTAAAGATTAGACAACATTCATCCATGTGCTCGTAAGCATAGTCAGTCATAATTGGCCCATCTTTTGTCATATAAATAAATTTCTTATCCTTTAAACAAAGATGGTTATCAACGTAAATAAACTTATTTCTATCAATAATCTGTCTAAAACTCTCGTTAAAACAATACTCAAAACACAAGTCATTTGAAGTAATAGTATAACTACTTCCTTTATCAAATGCTTCAAGTTCAAAAGCAAAGTTATGCATATATCTATCATCAAGATAATTATATACACCATTTGCTTCCTTAAATCCTAAATCAATCATTCTAATTTTAGCAGCCTGTCTAGATACCTCAAAGAAAGTAGCTAAGTTGTCTACCACTTCTTGCACTAATTCAGAACGACTTATATCAGGATTAACCAATGTCAAAGTTTGAAATAGCTCCCTAATCTTTATTCTAGTTTGGACTTTGGGCATAAGAATTCGGGGAGCAATTCCATTAGCTTGCCACTCCATCCAGTCAAGCGACGTCCACATACTAGAATCAGCTAAATTTTCTTCTGTCCAGCTACTAACTTGTGAGTGGTCTTTATCAAGTACCATCTTGACTTCGTGAAATACTTTATGGAGTTCCCAGTGAACACATTCATGGATGACCGTATTGTTATACGAACCTACATTCCGTTTGAAAACAACATCCTTATCTACAAGGATACTCCCTTTGTTAAAATGCTCAGAAACTAACTGCTCATCCTCTATGACCTCAACATCAGTATCTTTAAAAACCATTTTCCCGAAAACTGAATTATCTATAGTTAGTTTCTCTTGATGGATAGACAGTCCCATTTCAGAAACTATTGTCTCAACTGGAACAGGGGTTGGTTGAGTCAGGGCTTGAGGATAGTACTTCCTTAAGAATTTTTCAGCAATAGCATCAAAGTCCTTCTTCCTTATATATGGAACCCAGTCTTTACTCAATTTTAAGTTTCGGGACTTTTTGTACTGATCTGATTTAAATTCTGTATTGTAAATTCGAAAGTTTTTGATACCAGAATCAAGTTCTACTTCAGCATATACAGACACAAACTTAGTTTTAGTATCAATCTCCATCTCACCTTTGATATACTGCCGAACAATTACATTAGCAATTACAATGATTTCAAGATTTAATTCGCAATTATTAATAATTTCATAGTTTATCTTATATAACTCAAAATTATCAAACTCAATAAAACCATTCGGTTCTGGCACCATGTATGTAGACAAATCAGTATTATCTTTATTATTAAAAATAAATCCTTTAACAGTTTTGACTATTTGCTCATAGTAGGTATCAAAAATATATTTATCGAACATGACTGAACCTCACTTGAATGTAGTAAGAGTATTATACCATTTTTTGTAAACGCTTTTAATGATTGTTTGATCATTAGAGCAAGCTCTATTTATGTTATTACTTATAATATGATGGAGAAATAGAGGAAAGAATATATATCTTGTTATCGAGTACTTACTTATCCAAAAGACTGTCAAAGCCAATTCAGACTTTGGAGATTTTAGTATACCTTGCTTTTACTTAATATGTAATTATTCTCTATTTGCCAAGATACCGTAAAATAGCCACAACTGCAGCTTCAGTACCAGTTGTTAAGGTCGGTTGAATAGCTGGTGCAAACTTAGAATTATGGTTTGAATAAATCTCTTGTTCTTTCGTGAAACCTCCGAATCCCCAATAAAGATAAGGGATTCCCAATGCTCTAGGAATATATGAAAAATCTTCCGAAGCAGTCATTGGATGGTAGGCAGAACCCCTATCTATCCTCACCTAAATATTTCTGAAATGCTTCCGTGACTTCCTTGGTTATCTGGGGGTCATTATCTGTTAGGGGATACTCATCGTAAGTTTCTACTTTGGGGTCAATTATGCAACCACCTACTTCACATTCTGATTTAACAATACGTTTAATACTATCAATTACTTGTTTTTGAATCTGTTCATCGTAAGCTCTAATATTCAATAATAATATTGCTTTGTCAGGAATAATATTCGCTTTAAAACCAGATTGAAAAGAACCAACAGATACAACAGCAAATTTAAATAGATTTACTTCTCTTGAAACTATTGTTTGTAGTTTTATTACAATATCACATGCTATAATAATAGGATCAATACTTAAATGTGGCATTGAACTATGAGCACCTTTTCCATACACAGTAATCTTTAATGAAGTGGCACTCGATAAAAAGGGCCCTGCTAGCGTACCTACTTTACCTGAAATGGGTTCAGTTAAAACATGTTGTGATAAAGCTAAGTCTGGATGAGGTATCTTTTCAAAAAGTCCATCTTTTATCATAGATTTAGCCCCTGCAGCTATTTCTTCACCTGGTTGAAACAAAGCAATATAAGTTCCTTGCCACTCCGATAAATGATTAGCCAAAGCCCAAGCTGCCCCTAAGCCAGCTACAATATGAACATCATGACCACAGGCATGCATCACAGGTACTGTCTTACCATCTAAGTCTTTCATGACTACTTTAGAAGCATATTCCAATCCTGTTTCTTCTTTTACAGGCAGAGCATCCATATCCGCCCTAAATAGTACTTTAGGACCATCTCCATTTTCTAAAATACCAACAACGCCTCCTCCAATTCGTAGAGTTTGGTAACCATAAGACAGCAAGGTTTTATAAATAAATTGACTAGTATTTTTCTCTTGCATTGATAATTCGGGATGGCTATGAAAATATTTGTAAGTTTCCTCTTGCCACTCTTTAATCATTATCAAGGACTCAAGCACACTTTGAACTGACATTAAATTACCTCCAAAATTAACTTTCTACGTGCCATTATACGCGACGAAGATTATAAAAACAATTCTTTTAAATATTTGCTATATTTTAAACTTATTAGATGCTTACCAAATATTTCTAGAATACTTACCCTTTATTGTTTAACATACAAAATCAAAAATCTATCGAGATTCATAATCTCGATAGACTTTTTCAAGAATTAATCTCGAAAAATTGAAACACTTTAGTTAATTAAGTTGGAGAGAGAGATAACTTTGTTAAAGTGCTCACACCAATAAATGGCGAAAAGTTTAATGACATTTTAGGTCAAACGATTAATCCTCTTTTTTCTTTAAAATAGATAGTAAACCAACTGAAGCTATAATTGTCAAAGCAGCAATGTTAAAGAATGGGTTCTCATCCTCACCTGTTGTAGGCAATTTATTTCCTCTATCTTTATTATTTGCGATACTTGATAAAGCTTGTGTTTGGTCTTTAACCTTAGGTTCGTTCTTATCAGCGTCTGTACTTGGATCTACGACTTTAACAGTCACATCAACAGTATCTGTTGAACCATCTGGGTACGTCACGACAACTTTACCTGGCTTGTCACCTGCTGTTGTGGTATCAATTGGTGTTTCAAACTCTACTTTAGTTCCATCTGGTAAATCTTTCAAGTTTTCAATTGAATCTTCTGCCTTAGGTGTTTCCCCAATGTTAACTGTTTGGTCTTTAGCCTTAGGTTCGTTCTTATCAGCGTCTGTTAATTTCTTAACTGTAAACTTGAACTCTTCTGTAACTGGTTTGCCGTCAACACCCATAACTGGTTTACCATCTTTACCAAGAACAGCCACAGTAACCGTTGATTCACCTTCTTTTGTTGGTATCCCAGTGATTTGGCCTGTTGCTGGATCGTAAGTAACGCCATCTGGAAGACCAGTAACAGTAACTGAACCATCTGTTGGCACTTTGTCAACTTTCACAGTAACTGGTGTAATGGCTTCTCCGACAGTACCTGTTTGATCATCAAGTGGTGTGATAACAGAAGCTGCTGAATTTGGATCTTTAGAGTTTGTTCCGTCAATCTTTTCAGTATCGTCTGGAATACCGTCGCCATCATCGTCCGTATCTGTCACATCTGGCATACCATCACCATCCGTATCACGCTGAACAGTGATTGTAAATGTTTTTTCAACCGTACCTGTTCCATCAGTCACTTTAACAGTTACTGGGAAGTCACGTGTTTCTTCAGTATCTTTCCAGTCTGCTAACTTATCTGGTGTACCAGTGATTTGACATGTTGCTGAGTCATAAGTTAAACCGTCTGGAAGACCAGAAACTTCAACCTTAGCATTCCTATCATCGCTTGTTACCGTAACAGGAATCGGAGCGATTGGTTGACCTTCTGTAACAATTACATTGTCAACCGCTACGGCTGGCTTAGTGGCTGTTTTAGGGTTTTTATCATCCACATCTGGAATACCATCGCCATCATCATCTGGATCAGTAACGTCTGGTGGACCATTTTCATCAGTATCCAATTGGAATTTAGCTATTACTTTATCTTCTGATTTATCTGGATAAGTGACAATTACTGGTACCTCAATTTCTTCTGCTGTTGTACCGTCTGATTTTTCTGGAGCTGTTACAGTCACTGTTCCAGTAGCTTTATCAATGTCAACTTTATATCCGTCTGGTACTTTAAAGTTTTCATCAATCTTATACTCTGTACCATTTGGTGCTGTTTTACCTTCGCCGTAGCTTGGAGTTGATTCTGCTGGTTTCCCTGGAACGACCATTGTATCTTTGTATGAAGGGGCATTCTTTTCCGCTTCAGATTCTTTGATGGTTACTGTAACATCAACTTCGTCTGTTGTTCCATCTGGATAAGTGACAACAACCGGTACTTTAAATTCCCCTTTGGTCATACCATCCGGAATCACTGCACCCTCTTTAACCTTCATTGTAGGTTGGTCTTTAACTTCTTTAGGATAATCAGTTGTTACTTTTGATGTGATTTCATCAGTTGATGGTGCTTGACCAAATGGTTTTTCTAATTTTCCACCTGTCGCTGTGTATGTTGTTGTTGCATCATCTTTAACGTTTACAGTAGCAAAAGTATAAGCTTTGGAACCACCCGGATAAGTTACTTCTACTGGTACTACATATGTGCCTTTCTTAGTAAGAGCTTCCCCTTTTACAACAACTACTCCAGTTGTAGGGTCAATCGTTACCATATTTGGGTCAACAGACATTGCTCCCTCAGGATAAGAGGTTTTAACCGAATCTGGAACTTGACCTGCAACAGTTGTGAATTTTGTTCCTTCCGGTGGCGTTGTATCATTGCCATCTTTGTCTTTAAAGATTGGTTTAGCTGGCTCAGAATCCTTAGCTACAACACCATCTACTGGTTTATACTCGATAAATACAGCAATAAAGGAATCTAATGCTAAAGCGTTACCTAAGCTCTTTGTATTTTGACCTTGTTCAAATAGACCTAATGTAAAGTTTGTTGTCTTAGTGATATCATTTGGTACTGTAAACTTCTCAGGTGTCGCTGTTCCTTCAACGCTTGACTGAATAGTTTGAGGTTCACCTATTGCAACACCATCTCTGAACCATTGCACTTGGTATTCACGTGTTGGCAACAATCCGCCTACTGTTGAATTGGTAACATTACCAGAGACTGCTACCTTATTCGTAGTATCATAATCAACAATATCAAGCATTGGTTGAGGTGCTAAAATAGCAAAGTTCAAGCTGGTAATATTAGTTCCAGACCCCGCAACTACATTTGTAAATAGATTATTCGGATTACCAAACATAGCTTTAGGAAAAGCCGGACTCCAAATATTATAATTAGATAAAATAGGAGATACATATAGGTAGTTCTCATTAATGTGTCTATGTTTTTGACCAATGGTACCATTCCACTTAAGAAGACTACTATTATCTACATCTTCATCTCTAACAACCTTGCCGAATTCTTCGTCTGTAATTGTATGAGAAACTTTTAAACCACTGTTTGCTTTATAAGCACTAACACCATACAATCCCTTAAAAGGAATAGAGTAATTTCCATTTTTATCAACTGTCGTTATGACTGTCTCCGCAATATGAGAACCAACCCCATGTTGGGCCTGGTATTCTGTAAAGACTCTTTCTTGTTCAGCCTTAAAGTCTTCAATAGTATATCCTGGATGGTCTTTTTTCCACTGATCAAGTAAGCGAGTTACTTCATCATTTAAATAAGAAGCAGCTACTTTCACACCATTTGCTGGAACATCATTACCATCTTTTATCCATTGATTAGCAAGCGTCCCAGCAGAATCTCCATTATCAAACCAAGCTAAACCATTTACTCTACCATAGATTCCCCTGTCATGCCATGTACCATCTGCGGTACTAGGAATTTGCGACTCAGCTTCTGGTTTCTTCAACCAGTCTTTAGTTAATTTCTTTTCTTGTAAAATAACTTGAGAATTGACAATCCTATTGACTCCCGCAGTAAAATCCCAAGATTCATTTTTACGGTTAGTACGAGTATGGAAACCATAAATCTTATCCCCTGCTTGAATAATATCATACTTACTAGAATCAGGATTTTCAATCCAGGTTCTTACTGCGAAATTAGCATCTCCTGCTAATTGAAAATGATGTTCTTCACCGTTAGGATCAACTTCCGATTTAGATAAGTCAAACGCAAAGGTTCCATCCGCCAATGTAGTAGTATAGTAAACTTTTGAAACATAGCCTTTTCCGTTTACCCACTGCAAGTAAACTTTAACACCAGCTAGTGGAATATCATCTGAAGCTTGCCCATCAATGCTACCACCATTATCTATCCAAGCTTTACCTGAATAAGTTTGTTTAGCTGAGGAATCTCCGGGGCTATATATCGCATCTTTTTGTACTCTCTTCTGAAGCTCTTCAGACACTTCGCTGACACTATTTTTGTCAACATTAGCTTTTTCAACTGCACTATCTACAGAACGTGTTGTAATTGCAGGAGATACAATTACATTTTTTTCACTGGCTGTCTCTTCTAAAACAGCAACTTTATCTGTATCTTTTGATGAACTATTAGGATCTATGTTGGCACTAGACTCAGGAACCGTACCTCCAACATCAGTATTGACATTTTCTGTGTAATCTGCCAATGCTTCGACTTCTGATTCGGTTGTTTTGTCTACTGACGCTATTGCATCTGTCGCTAATTCTGATTTTGCTGGTTTTACTTCATCTACTATCCCTGCTGATGCAGATTGTTTAAGCTCAATACCTGTAGATGTTGTCTCATCAGCTAGAACAGTTGTCCCAGCCATTCCTAGAAATGTCAATCCAACCAGTACCGATGCTGCACCAAATTTAAATTTCTTAATCGAAAAGCGCTGTTTCGTATGTGCGACATCATAATTTCTTTGCTTATACTTCCTAAGCATAATTTCTCTCCTTTTCAAAAGTAAAATTAGATTAACTAGTAGAAGTTATCTTTCACATTTTACTTTTTTAAAGGTTTTAGTAGTTTACATTATCTTGATAAATGTGAACTATTATTTGAATTTGTATTGTATAATCACATTCGATAAGATTTATAAAGGTGATAATACGTTGGAGAGTTCAGATAACACTAATTTAAAATTTTTAAAGGCTTTCTCTGAATTATTAGAAACGAAAAGCTTTGAACAAATTACAGTTAGCGATTTAGCAAAAAAAGCTCAACTTAGTAGAAGAGCTTTCTATAATCATTTCAATTCAAAAGAAGACTTCCTTAGGGAGTCTATTTTAATAATCTTTGATGATATCACAAAAATTTTAAATAATGATTTATTATATGAAGAAGTAATCCTAAAGGAAATGCTTAGCTACATGTATACAAACAAAGAAATTATTAAGTCCTTTGTTTGTTTTTTTCCAAATATTGACAACATAATTAAAGACTATATCAAAGGAATGATTATACATTCCGATATACCAGACTTAGAGAAACAACTCGAAACAGCATATCAAATTCCATATTCTTTCGCTCTTGATATTTATATCTCAACAATTGAAAGTATCATTTTAAATTGGATAGATAATAATTTTACTGAAAGTCCTGAAAAAATAGCAAAATATATCACATCTGTCGTGAGAATTTAACATTTATAAAAGTTAGAAAAATAAAACTAATACTTCATTTCCTCATCTAATACTTTATAAGGGAGCGTAAAATACACTGTGGAGTTAGCCCAATCCATTATTGATACTTACCAGCCTGAAAGTGTAGAAGATATGCAAAATGCTTTAAAGCATATAGTGTTTATTTGTAAACAGTAGAAAATTAATTTCCTACTTACACACTCCACTTGACAATCCCCTTTATAAAGAAAAAGACGATAGTTTTTCTCCTATCGCCTTTTGTGACCATTTTTATGAAATTTTTTATGTAAAAAAATATAATTCATAACACTATTTTTTTCCATTTTCTGATTTTAGTTCTAAAAGTTCCAAAAGGTGCAACTGTATTTACATGAATAAACTTATATACTTCCCAAGTGGCGGTTTTAGTCGCTTCATCAGCCCATTTTCTCATATGTGGTTTAAATAATTCTTCTTCACTCAACGAATCAATCATTGCATATATAGAATTAATATTTTCATTTAATTTTGCTTTCAACTCTTGCAGAGATAAATGAGCGTAGGTATCTGTGAACCACTGATATAATTCACCAAGCTGATTCCATTTAAATTCATCCGATGGTGTTTTTACTTGAAGCCCCTTTCTTTCATCTTCTTCCCATTTAAGAACCAAACTTGTCCATCCAACCTGATATGAAAGGTTTTCTGCTGGAGTTCTATCAACTTCATCAACTCTCTTGTCTTTTAAATTTTCTGGAATATTATCAAATTCTGAAATATATTTCTCAAATGTTTTCTCTATTTCAGCTTTTAGTTCTTCTTTATTGTAGTATGTTCGCAAAAAATCATCTCCATTCTGATTTATCAGTACTCTAAATTAAACAGGTCTTATTTTCTCCTTTACCTCTTCAAAAAAATATTATATTTCTATATCTTTTACGAATAAAGCTTTTAAAAGACAGTGACTATTCTCAGCAATATTCTGATTGTAAATAAGATTATATTTATTAACATCCACGAATTCTCTTCTTTTCTATTATTATACTATCTTTCTCTAAATTTTAAAATAAGGATATTATTTTACTGATTTAAAAATACTAAATTTAAAATATATAGTATCAATATATAGAACTCAAACTTCAACGACCATCTAGGTAATAATTTAGGGGGTATGTTTATTTCCACAAACTCTTCTTCTATGGAAACAAGTCCATACCCCTAGGGTTTATGGAAATAAATACTCTCTCAATCACGCTATCACATCAAGATACTCAGCTTAAACTCTCACTCTGATACTTCCCCTACATACGACAAAAAGCCTTAAAATTAAGGCTTTTTACTATTTCCATTTATCAAAGAGTTCTAGGCTTTAACAAGCAGAGCAACACACTCGACATTATCTTTATTGTCCAAACCAAAGTCAATCTCATTATCTATAAGCGGAAGCTTGAAAACAACCGATTTTATCCAAGTGTCCTTTTCTGTTTTTTCGTCATAAATTTGAATTTCTTCTATCATTTCGTTAAGTAATCTCTTCTTGTCGATATCTGAAAGAACTGTATAAAGGCTATTAAAATTTACAAGAATCTTATAAATATTATCCGAGGTTATTTTTTCTTCAAGAATTGCCTCTTTCCTTTTTCTGCTATCATTTAACTGCATTTCTGCATATTCTAACTGGTCATATATAGCATCAAGTCTAAGATTTAAATCGGTGTATTTTCTATCATAATGTTTATCTTCAAAATTTAAAGAATCTATTTGATTAATTAGTGATGCTTTTGTACCTGTTAATTGCCTAATCTTCGCTAAGTGCTTATTAATAACTTCATCAATTTCTTTTGTGTCTATTTGAATATTGATTTTTTCTTCAATTTTTTTGGCAAAAGTAGGATTACTAACTACTTGAGTAATTATTGTTTCAACTTCTTTTTCAATTAATTCAGCTCTAATTTGTTTATTAAAAGTACATTTATGTCCATTCATCATTTGTCTATGTTTACAACCGTAATAGTAATAATCTTTGTAATGCTCTCCTTCTTTGTTTTTATTACGTTTACGGCTTTTGTTTCCATACAAACCAGCACCACAATATGGGCATTTTATTAGATTTGATAAGATATGAACTCTCTCATCTTTTCCTCTATTTATCTTCTCATACTTTTTAGCTTGAGATTTTCTTTTTTCCTGTACTGTATTCCACAACTCATCATCAATTAAAGCTTCATGATTTCCTTGAGCTATAATATAATGATCAGATTTTTCTAATTTAATTTTACCAGTAGTTTTATCTTTAATTGTTTTTCTTCTTCCATATGCAATTTTCCCATTATATACAGGATTATCCAATATTTGTCTTATTAAACTAGCTGAAAAATATGGATTCTTGCCATTTTGTCTTATAGGTTTATTAATACCTAAAGAAACTAAATACTTAGATACTCCATTGGCTCCCATATCTGAATTAGCATATAAATCAAAAATCATCCTTACTGCTTTAGCTTCATCTTCATTAACAACTAATTCTCCATTATCTAATGAATAGCCAATTGGAGCAAAACCACCATTCCATTTTCCTTCTCTTGCCTTTTGTTTCCTTCCTTCCATAGTTTGAGAAAGTATATTTTCACGTTCCATTTCTGCTACTGCCGATAGAATTGTTATAACAAGCTTTCCAGAATCTTTAGAACTATCTAAACTATCATCAACACAAATCAGATTTACATTATGATTTTCCATGACTTGCAATGACTGCAATACATCCGCTGCATTTCTTCCAAATCTAGATAATTTAAAAACCATTACATAATCAACTTTATCTTTTTCAGCTTCTATATCATTAAGCATAGCTATGAATTCATTTCTACCTGAAATAGATGTTCCTGATTTTCCAGCATCTTTATAGGTTTCTATTATTTCTATACCATAAGCTTTTGCATACTGTTTTATTCTTTCTTCCTGAGCATCAAGTGAGTAACCGTCAATTTGCATAGATGTTGACACTCTTGTATATACATACGCCTTTTTATTTTTCATTTTTCCACCTTTAGTTTGGACATATTTTCACGTTATAGTTATACCTATATTTTACATAAATCATAATATAAAAGTCAATACAATAACCTAATCCGATGAATTAATATTATCCTCATTTTTATTTTTTTCTGAACATCTTGGCGGTACTTCCAATTTTTCAAAATCTAACTGATCTGCATACTTTTCTATTAATTCTTGTAAGAGACGTGCCAACCCATCTAATTCATAAGAACAATCTTTTACGCTATTTTTATTATACAAGGTAAATTGCCTCCTAATTTTGATTTCACCTTGTATATGTCAGAAAAAAGTATTGATTCGTGTTTTTCTCCACACAGACTTTTTTATTGAAAATCTTTTAATGCATATATTCAATAGTTAATTGAAGAAAGGAGTAAAAAATGAAAAAAGATAGGAAAATTCCACTATTAAACGAGTTTTATTGCCGCGGAAGGATTGTAGGAAAAGGAGGTTTTAAGGAAAGAAATCCATACTTAACAATCTTTATTAATGGGAAAAGAGAGCCAAATTATATGAAAGTATACTTTGAATCTATAGATATTCATGATTTTAAAATGAATCAAACTGTTTATATTACAGGTTTTGTGAAAAGCCCTGTCATTCCCTATTTATATGAAGGTAGAAAAGAACAGTATTTTCTTGGTGAAAAAATAGTCTTAGAGAACACTTTGTTATCAGAAGCCTTTGAAATAGAAAATATAGGTTTTTCTTTTAAAAACCCATTTTCACGAGTTTTTCTTAGCGGTTCTATCTTAAGCATCAAAGAGTTCAATAATTGGATTACGATTCAAGTGCGAGACTATAGAGAGCAAGTAATTACACTTCAATACTCTAAAAACATGCGTGTAAATGATGTTTCGCTCGAAATAAATGACTTTGTTTTCGTATCGGCAATACTAGTCTCTGCAAGGAAAAATTATGATGAAATTACAGTTGACTATGAGGATTTAATAGTGGATGATTTAGCTGTGAATTAAAAAATAAAAGCTTGAGGTTAGACAATCTCAAGCTTTTATTTTTACTAGATTTAATTATAATTTTTTAGTCACTCTCTTTGGATCTCATACACAAAGCTATGCCAGTTATTAAAGAATTTTTCATTAAACAAATGGGACAACTTTATGAAGTTTTTAAAGCCTATACTCTCTAAATCAAGCTCTATATCAAAACTTCCATAAACTTCTGCATAGCATCTTATGGTTACTATCATATCGCTTAAAAAGTACTGAAGTGACTCACCTTCTCTTTCTAGTAAAATATCTCTGACGCCATCTACACAATAATAGTGTCCTCCAACATCTAGCCACACTTCTTCACTTAAAATAGATTTTTCTACCGACATAATATTCATGACTACACTTTTAAAAACCTTATCCAACAATTCTTCTTTTTCTAATATCATAATAATTTCCTTTCCTAATATATATAGTTACTTCTTACAGTCTTTATATGTCAGAATTAATATCCAATAACAAACTTGTCGTCATTGAAAATTCTTCCTATTATTATAAGAGATTGCTACTTATCTTTTACACTAACTAAAGAGAGTAATACTTTCTTTAAATTCTACTACTTACACCAATCGAATATCTATCCTTTTTCACAATACATATCACTTCTATCCTCATTTAATGAGGTCATGAAATTGACTTTTTATACTATAAACTAAATTTTCAACTTTCTCTTTTTTATTTTTAGAATAATAAAGATACGGCTCCTTGCATAACAGTCTTTTTATATATCCTAAAATGCGCCCTTTGTTTTTATCTTTTAAAAAAACTTCACTAACAATTTCTAACAAATCATCTGAATCAAAAAGTATTTGATAACCTAATTGCCTTTCTTGAATTAGGATATCGCTAATCATTAAGCTTCCCCACTCTTTTCCTCTTCGATCCTTTTCCCTATATTTTTTAACGGCTTTCACAAGAAGGTCTCTACACATTAATTTTTGCTTTTCATATGGCTTAAAAAGATTTGTTTCTAAATATAAGAATAATTTTTGACGAAACACTTCTTCATTTAAATTAAAAAGATTTGTTTCTTCAAAAAAATCTTTAAACTTATCTGTTTTTTTTATTGTATGCTCATATCTATAAATACTCCCATTTAGTATCTCTCCATTTTCATCAACGATGACGATTTCTTTATTTTTATGCTTCTTTTTTGTTTCTTTTAATTTATCATAAAATGTAATTTTATGTCGTTGATTTTGTGCTGTTATTGTTTTGGATTCATAGCCGTCTTTCTCTTTATGGTTTTCAATATCTATGCAAATTTTCATATACGGGATAAATCTAACCAGAGTACGTAATGGGTCTTCAAAATCTTTAGTATTACCTGTCGTTAAATAATTGTAGTTAATTTCACAATAGTTAAAAATGACATTTGATATGTCTATCTCAATTTTATAATCTTCGTATAATATATTTTTAATTTCCACAACCACATCTTTTAATTCTTCTAAAGAAAAATTTTCTATATTTTGTCCTAGAATGTCCGTTGGCGAAAAATCTATTCTTGCATATAAGCCACAATCTATGTTGCAACAATTCTCTCTTCTTATCTCCAATCGCCCAATTCCTCCCCTTTCAATTCGAATGGATTTCAGTTCTTTTCTATAATAACTAAATTTCGTTATTCCATATGAGTTCTGATATAAGCTTATTAAGTGATTAATCTCATACTCGGTAACTCTTACATTCTTAAATTTCACTCTATCAAAGCCAATGCGTTGAAATTTCTCATATCTTACTAAGATGTTTTTTTCTATTTTCATAATTCCCCCATATAAAAGAAAGTTTTTAATCTATCTCTTATATGTCAGAAAATTTAATATTTTTATTTTCTACACAGGATTTCCAATAAATAAAATCTGTTTATACGGTCCATTTATGGACGTATAAACAGATTTAGGGTATTTACCAAGGATAAGTTTTTAAACTCTTTTGTTATTAAGAACCTTTTCTGACAAATTATAAATAGAAGATTGATGGTATGGAGAAAATAAAAAAGATAAGTGATCAAAAATGAGGAAACAAAGAGAGGAAGTCGCAAAATATGAAGTAAGAAAAAAATAAAAAAGATTTATAGAGCAAAAATTTTAAGTATGTAAAAAAATGTATAGTGTAGGAATTCACTTACAAAAGCATTAAATAGCAAGCCAAGCTATCAATCTAAAAATGTGTACTTTAGAGCAAGCCAAGCTCTTTAAAAAATGTGTTTTGTCTTAGATTGGACAACTTAGAAGCTTCTACGGACTCGGTAGTATAAAAAGCTTAGTCTTAACAATTAGAGTAACAAATAAGGCTCTAGAATCGTTTTTAAGAGCTTTAATTTTAAAAAGATAGTTATATATTTGAAAGGAGCATTCTATGTCTTTTAATATCACAAACAAAGCTTTTAACAAAGAATTTGGAATAATAGATGAAGAAAAGAAAAAAACTAAAAAATGGGATAAAAGAAAGCAAAAAAACATTTTAAAAAATCAGATTTATGATAGATTAACAAGAATGTTAAATGATGGTATGAGTACATCAAGAAATGACGATAAAAATGATTTATCAACTACAACAATAAATAAAATTTATAGCGTTACAACTTATAAGACATACAAAAAACAATGTTATAAATTTGCAGAATTTTTGAAAGAAAATTATCCTGAAATAAAGAAAATGCAACAAGTTAAAACAGAACACGTAAATGAATATCTGAAAAACTTAACAAATCAAGACTTATCTGCTTACTCAATTAGCACATCTAAATCAGCTATAGCAAAGGTTTTAAGAACATCATCTACAAACTTTATAGCGACAGCTCCAAGGACAAGAAAATCAATTAAAAGAAGTCGATATGAAGCTAAAAGAGATAAACACATATCAGAAGAGCTAGAAAGAAAATTTTCTAAAATAACAAGCTCTACAGGATTAAGAAAAAAAGAAATGGAAGCTGTAAGAGGGGTTGATTTAAAAGAAATCAACGGAAAATATTATGTAAAAGTTAGACAAGGAAAAGGTGGAAAAAAACGCTTAGCTTTAATCATGGGCAAAGATAAAGAAGAAACAGATGAAATAATAAATATTTTTAAAGAAGCTGGAGAGCTTAAAATAGCACCAAAATTACCTTCTCATTATGACAACCACCACTACAGAGCAGTATACGCCAAGAGAATTTATAATCATTATGCAAGACCAATAGATGAAATACCTGGTGGTTTAATTTCAGAAGGAGGAGAAAGATACATCATGAGAAATGATAGAGCTGGAGAAATATTAGATCGAAAAGCTATGTTAATAACCAGCAAATACTTAGGACATAATCGTATTGATGTAATCGCTCAATCTTATCTGTACTAAAATAAATAGATGTAGATATAAAATCTAGGTTTGGAGAAATTGATTTAAAGCTAGTTATTTTCTTATGATATACAACATCCACTGAATAAATTTTAAAAAATTGAAACTGAAATAAAGATCTTACATCATGAAGTATAAAAATGTAAAAAAACTGAATAAAACCAATTTACAGAGAAGTATTATATCGAACTTTCTATTTATAAAATAGCTACTAATGAAATTTTAGAAATCTATAAAATATTACCAAACATAAAAGAAATATTAATCAGACTCGATAAGTTGCAATAAAAAAGAATACCCTTATGCAAGAGCATTCTTTGAATAAAGAAGAATTTTCTGACCTTTTTCAGTATAGGAAAAACTATGAAAATCACTTATGGGAAGGAAGTGGAGAGATAAAATGCTATAAGCAGATAAACTTATATCTTTTTAAGATTATTTACAAAATTTTACTCTAAGCTTATTATATTACTTAAGGAGATCCTACTAGATGACCTACGAACATTGTTATAGGAAGTAATAAAATCAAAAGGATATTTAATGCCATAAACAACTTATCCTTTTCCTTTACCCCATATACTAAACCTATTAGTCCAATAATTGGCAGAAAAACATTAATGTGAAATTTATAATAATCTTTATGAATTTCATGAGCATCTATATAATTACTTGATTTGATTTTTATTTCACATCCACCATTAAATTTACAAACAACTTCATAAATACCATCACTGGAAAAATTTAATGGATATTCAACATTTTCATCATGATTTATAACTCCAATATATGCCAATTTATCCAT